GCTCTGGCACCCCGAATCGGATGTTGCCCAAGACATGCGTGAAGCAGTCGTCCAGCGCCCGCCGCGTCGTCGCGTCAGGCACTTGTCGCAACAGCGACTTGATGTAGCCCAAATCAGCCACTAGCTGCTGACCTTCCGCGCCCAGAACCCGTTGGACCGCGAACTGACCGACTGCGTGGATCCAGACGTCTGGAACGCTTGCAGCGTGATGTAATCGGTCGTACTGGCGACCCGAATGTCACCGGCAATCACGTAGCCGTGCTCCGTGGACGCGCCCGTCGCCGGACCCGTGACGCGCATCAACTCCGTGGTCGAGTTCATGAGGATCCGGCCGCCGGCAATCGTCGCCGTGCCGTTGATCGAAATCATGAAATGCGCGCCGACCGAATACACTCCGGTTGAATCCACGAACGTGATCCGCGAGCTGTCCGAGGCCGTCGAGTGCATCGCGTGGCTGTTGTAGGTCTCGGAATCCCACGACAACCCCGTCCACGTGCCAGACGCCAGGTTATGCGTCGTGGAATGCGAGACCTTCACCCGTGGCAACGATCCGACGTTCGCTGCGGAAATCGTGCCACTCACCACCAGGTCGCCGGTGATGGTCGAGTTGCCGGTCTGCTGGAGATTGCCGGTCAGCGCGATGTTCCCGGTAATCGTGGAGTCGCCGGCCACCGTGATGCCGCTGCTGAAGTTCGCGCGGCCGGCAAACGTGGATGTCCCGTTAACCTGCAATGTCGCCAGCGACGACGGCCCGCCGATGTTGACAGACCCCGTGGACACCGACAACCCGCCAGTGGAAATCACCAGCGCATGCTGGAGCCCGACCAGGAGCCCGCTTTCAATCGCCGCCACTTCGGTGTCAAGGTCGTTGACGTGGCTCGCCTGAATCGTGTTGCCCGTGTTCTTCAGGGCCGGAGAAAAGACGCCTGTCGGGTAACTCGCCATTACATCTTCCTCGGTTCCGGTTCAGGCGTAATGTCGAAGGCATACCCGAACCAGCGGAATGCCTCTTGCCCGGTGTAGACCGTCCGCAGGCTCACCGTGTGTCCCTCCGCCGCCATCGGCAGAGGCGTGTAGAGCTTCTGCCGTCCGCTCCCGCCATACGTCGCCGTGCCATACACGCCAGTCCCGTAGACGTCCACCCCGGCGCCGATGTTGAACCCCACCACGCCTTGCGACACTTGGTCGGTGAAGACTTCGGCTGAGAAGTTCCCGCCGTGCGGCTCATACTCGATGTGCAGGCCCGTGACACGCGCCCGATGCAGACCGAAACTCAGCGTCGGACCTTCGTACTCCGCGACCATGTTGGAGCTGTTCGCCGTGGTTCCCGTGGACTCTTCAAAGACAATCCCTTGACTGGACGGCATGGAGAACAGTCGCCCACGATTGCCTGCCGTCGGCTCATTGCCGTTCCAATGGATATAGAACGCGATGTCTCGATCCGTCGTGGTCCACGCTGGCGTGCCCTCGTTCTCGCGCGTGCGATCCAAGTTCAGGACGACCTCCCCGGGCATCCCCGTGGGATACAGCCGTGGGACGCTGACGGGCATCTCTTTTCGGACGTGGTTGTAGACCGCCGCGATCCGCGACAAGTTCTGCGCGGAGGTGTTCCGCGTCAGGTCGGCATAGGCCGGCGTCAGATCGTGCTCCAGACTCCGATCCGTGCCGCCGTCGAAGGAGTCGATCCCGTCCGTGCCGATGTGGATGTCCGCCTGCTCCACCTTCGCGCCAGCCCGTGGCCCAAATTGTCCGTTGTCCGCGCCCTGTGACGGTCGGACCTCGAAGTCCAGCGACGTCTGCCCAATCACCAGGAAGATGCCCGTCTGGCCCTTGACCAGCAAGGTGTCCCCGAGCGGCTGGACTCCCGCAATGGAGTCGCCCTTCTCAAAGGGAATGTCAATGTAGAAGTCCTCCGGCCAGGCTTGCGCCAGGAAGAGTTCCGTGAACCGGAGACGGTTCAAGACGACGGCGTCTGGTGCCCAGCAGCGGTTTTTCCAGAAGACTCCAAATCGTACCGCGACCGGCACCCCGTGGGTAGTGGGAATCTCATCGGCGCTCGTCCACGCCGACGACGTGATCGTCATGCTGGACCCGATGGCCGCACTGGACACGTACCGCAGGACGCTTTCCGCGTCTGGCGTCACATGGCGGGCGTAGACCCGATAGGCGTCCACCTTGGCGTCCGTGGACGCTGGAGGCGTCACCCCGATCGCCCCCGTGGAGGCCGTGATCGTGATCGTGGACCCGGACGAGCCGTTGGATTCGTACTGCGTCCCCCGATGCTTGTAGGTGAACGCCACTTCGTACTCGCCGCTCGACAGTCCGCCCGACGAATGGCTGGAGAGCGTCGGTCCAACCAGCGAGCGGTCAATCCCCACCAGCGACCACGCCGCGCCAGACGTGGAGAAGACGGGCCGGTTGGCCCCGTCCATCGCAATCACCACTTCACGGTCATAGGCGAAGAAGATGTCATTCGCCGTGCTCAGCGTGGAGTAGACCGGGGATCCGAAGACCCAGGCATCCGTGGGGTTATAGAGCGCCCCGTTCCACGCCAGCACCGTGAAGACCCGCGACGACAGATAGACCCGATGCCCGCCCTGTGCCCGCCCTGTCCCGAGCGTGCCCGTGCTCGCCCGGATATACCCAGGCCGCACCACGAGCGCACCAGGTTCCTCCAGCGAGTAGTTCTTGAGCGTCCTGGCGCGGTTTGGCGCCATCAGTGTGGGCGACCGACGCAAGTCCAGCCCGCCGGTCATATCCTGCACCGGCAAGAGCTGACGCGCCTTCGTGGCGCGCGGCGAGCGTGTCTTCAGTTGAGGCATCAGAAATAGTCAGGCCGGTTCAGAAACCCGAGCTTGTCCATGTTGAACCGCTCGCCCTGCCCAATCCCAGACCGATCCGGCTGCGCCTCGGGCGTGCGATAGCCCGTGCCACCACCCATTGGAATCTCGCCGCCCGATCGGTCAGCCGTGACGCCACCGGACGCCAGCGCCGGCCCGTAGTCAGGGCCGTAGCCAGGCATCCGTCCTCCGCTGTCGCCAATCGTGAACTTCGGCTGCGGCGCCTGGAACCCTGGCCGCTGTGACGGGGTCGAATCCATAGACGGCTGCGCGGGCGAGCCCCCACCGAACGCCCCAGGCGTGCCCTGTCGCGGCGCAGAGAAGGCACTGAGCAGCAACGACAAGAGTTGTGGGGAGAGCCCACCCATCCCGGCCGCAGCCCCGCCAGGGGCATTCAGCAGGGACGCCGGGGCCACCTGCCCACGGACATCGTTCTTCGGCATACGGAACGACAAGACCTTGACGGACGAATCAGGCGCCGCAACAGACCGACCGGCCTGTCCTTGCTCGCCGCCCATCACCTGATCCGCGCCCGGCTGAAACGAATAGCCCATCGGCATCGCTAGTTCTCCCTCATCGTGAATCGCGGTCTCGGAGAGACCACCCGCCGAATGCGTCGTTCCTTGTGTGTCTCACACGTCGGCGGATCGTCCGCCTTCGGATCCCACTGGACGTGACAACCACAGGCCAGCCAGACCTTGACGTCAGTGTCCATGCGGCTTCTGCCAGTGAAACCCGCGGTAATAGAACGTCTCGCCACCCTTGAGCGGTTCAGGGTTGACAACCAGTTCCTTCGTCTTCTTCAAATGCGCGCAGCCGGTCCACGCCTGCCGCCACGGTAGCCCCGCAACCAGCCGTGATTCCACGGCGTCTTCGTCATACACACGGTGGGACGTCCCAACGACTTCGTACGCCCGCTTGCCGGCGTTCCACGGGACATCGAACGATAGCCAGCCCCCAGGCTTCAGCCACTTGTAGGCCAAGGCCAAGACCTTGGTATCCCCATCGGGATCCTTCGGGTCGCCGTAATGCCCCAGTCCTACATGCTCAATCGTGGACACCGCGACCACCCAGTCCAGCGTGTCTACTGGATGCTCATACGTCAGCACGTCCGAGTTGTGAAACCACACACCGTGCGGCACGTTCTTACGGCGTCTGACGTCGATCCCGCTCAGTGTCATGTCCGGCCAGGACTTGTGCGCGTTCGTCAGCCAGTCAAACTCCGCTGAGCCAATCTCGAAGACATGCGCCTTCGCCGGCACGTCAATCGCGTACGTCCGCAGCATCAGCGTGAAGAAGTCCGCGCACTTATCCCCGCCGGTATACGCCCAGGCGTCTACGGGGTTCACGACGGGCGCCGCCTCGCCGATTGGAGGTAGTTCTTCGCCTGCGTGACGTGTGACCCGCCCCTGGGCCGGAGGTTGTTCCAGAACCGCTTGACGTAGTCCGAGAACATCACCAGTTGCCCCTGCGCGCCGTCGCGGTCACCCGTCAACGGGAGAAGCTGTGACGCCGCGTAATGCACCAGCGCCTTGTGGTACTCCACGAGGTCTACGCGCGTACCGGACGTGTCCGTCCACGGCACATCGGTAGACGACGCCATCGCCGTGGCTTCCGCGATGTAAGGCGCACGGAGCACGCACGACTCACTCGACCCCACATCTGGCGCACGGTCGAGCCCGAGATACAGCCGGCCACCGTCCTTGCGGAGATACCACGCGGACGGCATCCCGACCGTCGTCGAAGCGTTCCACCCGGTCTGATACGTGTTGAGCCAGACTTCGTCGCGGCGCGGAAAATCATCCTTGCCAGCGAGGACCATCGTAGTTGCCGTGGACCCGCTGGAGGTCAGCCGAAACTCTGGCCCAGAGGCATCCAGCCGACGGAAGTCACTGATACTCGACAGGTTGTATTCCGCCGTGTTGCAGGAGACCGTAATCGTTGCGCGGCGTACCCAGCAGTCCGTGAGCATCGAAAACTCTCGATAGCCGGCATTGATGGCGCTCTCGCGAAACGTCGTGCCATACACACCGTTGGAGCTATTGGTGTTGATTTCGATGTCGAGCTGTGTGGTACACAGTTCCTCGAAGGTCATGGATAGACCACCCCAAATACCGCAAACAGCCCCGCCGCTATCGCCAGCACAACACACGCCTTCGCTTCTTGCCCGTAGTAGGGGTCACCCCAGTTGCGATACGCGTTCAGCGCAGCCGCAAGGGACAGGAAGCCGAAGATGTAGGCGTCCAGCAACTTCATGGCTGTGCCCGGAAAATCTGAAACATCGTGGACCGCAGATCCCGGATGTCCGACCGCAGATCCGACACCGATCGCAAGACCTCGCTCTGGTTCGCTTCCTGCTTCGCCTCCAGCGCCGCGAGCTTGGCCTGAATCGCGCTGGTCGTCGTGTAGTAGGCAACAATCGCCGCCGCCACGATGCCCGCCACGGTTCTCACGACTTCTCCAGTCCAACTCCGCTTCGGCGGCTGAGAGAACGGGGTCATTTGTCAGGATCAGCTTTCGCTTCTGGCTTGGGCTCTGCCTTGGGCTGCAACGACTGGAGTTGCCGCACCACGTCCATAGCCTCCTGAAACGCCTTACCGGCCGGGGTAGACATCATCTCCACACGTCGCGCCTCAGCCGCCTTCACCGCCGCTTCAAGCGCCGTCCGCAGCGTGGGGGATGGCTGAGCCTGCGCCGTCAGGGCCGCAGCCATCAGCAGCCAGATAATCGCGATGCGCTTCAACACATAGACTCCTTAGTCGCCAACTGGAAGGCGCGGCAAGTAGTAGGCGTTCATATTGGCGTCTGAGAAGGCGTCGTTACCCATTGCCGACTTCAAGATCACAAGGTTCCGCCAATACATAACAAGGTCACGCAACCCTTCAGGGTTCCCGCCGACCGTGCCACGGACAAACCCGTCAGAACTGGTGCCGAGCTGGGCGTGAAAGGACGTAATCGCGTCCGTCTCTCCCGGCCCTAGCGATGCCCAAAAGTCTTCGTGAAGACGCACGGCTGCTTGGTCTTCAGTGGACACCCAAATATCGATCTTGTCCCACCCGCCCTGTGCAGCGGATCGCTGTTTCACGCGAATAAACCACCGCGCCCATTCGTTGTAGTTGACACAGGTGAACGCGTCCTGAGGAACGATGGGATTCGCGTTGGTGTACCCTGGCCCCATCGTCACACCGTTTGTGAGGTTCCAGTCCGTGACATTGCCGGCTTGCACCGAGTTGTACGACCGCGACGATGGGCCGTACACGATGGTTGCTGTTTGGGCAGGCAGGTTACAGTACGCGGCGGCTTCACCGCCGCTCCCGCCGAACTGCGTTCCGGGCTCAAACCAGATCGCATTCCGCGCCCGCAGGTTCCAGAACTTATTATTCCCAAGCCCGTTAAAGGCGTAGCTGTCCGTGTGATAACTGTCAATCACGAACAGATAATCCGTGTCGTCCACTGTTCCAGACAGCGTTTCGGCAACACCCGCCCCGAGCGCATACGTGACATTTCGCGGGTGATTATTGAGGCTGTAAAAGGCCCGCGTCCCTGCGGTATGTGACGCCGCCGTCGTCCCATACATCCCACGAGAGGTGAACTGGACCGTCAGTGTCGGCCCATTGTCCACGCAGATTGTCGTGCCATTGGACGAGCCAACGAGCATAATCTCGTTGTCGATTTTCCACGACCTTCTGGGTACGCCAGACCCAGCGAACGCCGAACAGTTCGACGCCGTCGTGACATCAAATATGACTTGAGAGTCGTTGATATTACTCGTCAGTGTCGCAGTGGTGAACAGGGCGTTGTCTTCTGAGAATGGCGGGATGCGTGACTTGGCAGCGTCCTGCGCGTGCGGGTCCGTATCACCGGCCGGGTCATACGTCATGTAATACGTGTCAATGTTTTGACCGCCCGCGTATCCGGCCACGCCTGCTGCGTTCTTTTTGAGCTGGTCCTTGTTATACGCACCAGCGCATGTCGCCACCGCAGACGTGGACACGCCTGGATCGGGGCGCCCGCTCAGCGCCCACCCACACGTACCTGTTGGTGGCGACGAAATCATCTCGTTAAAGAAGTCGTGTAACCCTTCGGAGCCAGCCTCATTGATGGTGATGGTATAGGCTTGCGTGGTCGTGGCAGCTACCGCATCAGTGACCCTCGCCGTGAACGTGCAAGTCACCGACGACATCACTGGAGCCGTGGGCGTGCCAGACACCAAGGCAGTCGCCCCCACGTCGGCATACGACAGCCCAGCACAATCCGCATCGGACGCCAGCGTCACTGATTGTGTCCAGGTGTAGGGAGCCGTCCCACCAACGGCCACGAGCGTCACGCCCATACCGGCCGGACCATACGCCACATCATCCGCGCCAGACACCAGCGGACTCGTCGTCGAAATCGACAACGCCTGCGCGTAGGTGACCGTGAACGAATCCGCGTGCGTATTGTTATTCGTGTCTGTGCCAGTGCAGGTAATCACGTTCATCGTGGAATTGAACAGCGGAATGTTGACAGCAGTCCACGATCCGGCGCCCGTCGCGTTAACCGACCCGCCGAGCGAGTTCACGCATACTACAGCGACGGGAGACTTCAGCCCGACGTTGTCCGTGAGCGTGCCGCCAACGGTCAGCGTGGCCGTCGGAGACGTATACGAGGCGCCAGATGTTGGCGACGTAATCGTGGTGACGGGTGGCGTCACGTCGGTAATGTCCGTCTGAACTTCAAGCGAGACGATCGTGTCGTTGCCTTCGTCGTCAACCGCCGTCACCGCAATCACGTTCTTGCCAACGCCAGTCACGAGGTCGGTGATCCCCCACGTCAACCACGCCGCCGCCGTGCCGCTGGTCCGTGTCGCCGTGCCGCTGGTCGGGGAACAGGCATTGACGCCGTTCGTGCAGGTCCACGTTACGTTAACCGTGCCGACGTTGTCGGAGGTCGATCCCGCAAAGTCAAGGTTGATGTCAGACGTGGGCCACGTGGTACTACTTGTCGGTGACGTGAACTGAATCACCGGGTCGATGTCATCGGTCATCACGCGCGTCACATCCAGCGTATCCACGCCGGTATTGCTCGCGCCGTCTGTGGCGGTGAACGTCAGACGATTCGGGCCGACCTGCAACACGATCCCGGCCTCAGTGTCGCCGTTGTCCGTCATCGTGAAGTCATCGAGGTTCGTGCTCTGGCTCATGTCGTTGCCAGCCGACGGCCCAGAGCCAAAGAACATCCCGAACTTGGCACCCTCGCAATTCGCGCCCACCGACGTCGGCGCAATGATCTGGGTGCCGTTGCGCGTGACCGATACGTTCGTGCCGCTCTTGACCAGCGTGAAGGCGTCGAGACTGGCCGGGCCAACGTCCACCGATGCGATCGCCGTTCGCACACCAGCCGCCCAGCGGAATAGGCGCACGTCATCGCCGGTCGCTTCTGCGCCGTAGAACACACCAAGGCCGCACCAGGTATTGGAATCCGTCCCGCCAAAGAATGGCCCCTTGGCATCTCCATCACCGCCGATCCCGCTCGCGCCGACACGGAATCCGATGGTGTAGTCGGTCCCAGCGAGCGCCTGTGATGGCGTCGCCTCGCACATCACGCGCGAGTTGCCAGCCGCTACGCCAGGGCGCACGTTCCCAACCGCCATGTTTTGGCAGTAGCTACTGAAATCCGCGTAGAGCGTGCTCCACGCCATCCCAATCGGTGGCGTGAGGGTTGCAAGATCGACGTTCGCGACGCTGGAGAAGTCGTCCGACAGGACAATCGTGTCTTCAACGCCAGCGGCCACGCAGTACTGCCCTTGGCCGTTCGGGAGCGCCACACCACTGCCGCCGGCATCGTTGGTCCACGTCACGCTGGCGATGCCGTCGCCATCGAGGTCTTCCGCGACGACACACACCTGGATCGATGCGTCGGTGGTCTCCAGCTCGGATCCGCCGGTTGGAGACACGATGGTCACGGTGGGGTTTTCGTCGGTTCCGGGGCCGCGCCCACCACGCCCGACCCGTGGGCTAATCTTCCCGCCGTCTTGTGCAAGTGTGGTGTAGTCCATCGTGCTTGGCAGCATCGCCAAGCACAACCCGAACACGACCGCGAGCAGTCGCCTCACTGAATCACCCCAGGCGTGTAGGTGCTCGATCCGCCGGCCCCGTCATCGAAGGTGTCGAAGGTCAGATGTATCTGTGGCTTCCAGTAGCCGTCGCCGCCGTTGTCGAAGTCCGTCCACGACCCCGCATCTGTGCGCTGCGTCGCGACGAATAGCTGCCCTCCCTCGACGCTGTCCATCATCGCGAGTGACGTAAAAATGCCGTAATAGATTTCAGAGTTGAGCGTTGAGCTATTGGCTTTCCAGACGACGCGATACACGTCTCCCGCATTGATCGCCACAGAGTCGTCCAAGTACAACACGTAATACCGCACGCCGGTCACCGCGTAGGCAATGTCCCCGTCAATGGTCTGGGTGCTCATCACGTTGTTGGAGCCGTCATAGACCACCAAATCGGCGCTGTTGCTGGCAAAGTTGAACCGCCCGTGAATGTCCACCTTGACGAGCGTGGCATCGAACGGCACCTCAAACTTCAACCCGAACTCGTCTGGCGTCGTGTCGCTCTGGAACGTGCGGCCGGCGTAGCTGGTGACTTGCCACAACTCCTGAGAAATCGCGACATAGGATCCGTCGCTGTACCGCAGGACGAACAGCGGCAGCGTGGTTTGCTGTTTCGTGGACGTCGCGCTGATGCCGTATGGGATCTGGGATGACGTGGTCTGTACCTGCCCACCCAGCGTGAAGCTATCACTCGTGGTGAAGTTCGGTGTATCCACGACCGCCGCAATCACCTCGCCCTTCACGACCGTTCGGTTGGCGCTGAAGTCTCCGGGGGCCAAGTGTCCGACGGTCACAGACGCGCCAGCGACAGTCACCGATTCATCGACGCCGTCAGGGAGTCCGGTTGACGCATCGACGTTTTGAAACGAGAACCGCACCGCATTGTCTGGTGCGTTCCCAACAGTCGTGACGTATACCTCGAAGGCTTCAATGTCCCCAGACTTCGGGACGGTGAACACCATCGCGGCCTGTTTGCCGGCCAAATCAAGCACGTACGTATTGTTATTGACGGACGTAATCGACTCGTCTACGCGCGCTGGAATCATCATCCCGCCAGCCGACAACTGCGCCGCCGTCGCGCGGAGATACACGTCATAGCCACCAATGGCGATGGCCAGCGCGAGCGCAACCGAGAGTATCTTCCTGCCCATTAGTCAACCACTGTGTCGTAGTAGATTGTGTAGTCCAGCGAGCACGCGGCCGACAGCACGATATCCAGCCGTGTCGCCGTGGAGAGGTGATACACCCCATCCAGTGGAACGGAGTAGGCGCCGTACTGCGGGAGTACCGCATGGTTCGCCTCTGACCCAGCCGCGCCGTTGCGAGTCGAGACACGGCACGCCGTGGCGCTGCCGTTGGCGTAACTGATGCGGTTGATCACCAAGTGCGTGCCCATCGACGGCGCCGAGATGACGCTGGTTGTGGTGGCTGTGATTGGCGTGGCATTCGATGACGCGATCTGTGACGCGATCTTCGTGGTGTAGCTGCGGCCGTAGGGATCAAACGACGCCTTGACGTCGTCGCCAGCATCGACCGCCGTGCCAAACACCTTTCGCGCCTCGCCGAGTGTCCGATAGCCTTCGACGCTCGTGGCCGCACCGTGCGAACCGACCCCGGCCAGCATTGCATCACTGTTCGACAGCGCAGTTGTGCTATTAACATCAATTACCCACGTCGCGCCATTCGCGTTGACACGCTGATAGGTGAAATCGTTATCTTCTGCGGCAAGCGCGGACAATGCGTCATCGCGCACCACAAGCATGACTGACCCAATGTCAGCATTCGTGGCAGCTACGTCTGCGACGTTTTCTGTTGCCACATGCAGCCGACCGACCAAGTCCGTCCACAGCGGGACAGCGTCATCGTCCGCCGACATCGCCGTGGGTGTAGCCGTGGACCCTCTCGCATACAACTGCGGGCCGTCGTTCTTGAACGGATCGTCAATGTGCGCTTCGGTGGCGAGTGACGCCAAGAGCGTGTCGAGCGCATCCACGACGAGGCCCAACGTAGATTCCGAAGCGATGTCTACACTATTGCTCTGCACCTGAAACGCCGTGCCACCGCTCACAAACTGCACGCTCAGCACATCGGCGTCAGGCGTGCCTGCCGTGCCAAAGATGGCATCCGTCCCGAAGATGGTTTCCACGGCGTCAATGTGGGTGATGATCGTGTCGAGCTTCGCGTCCGTGGCGACACCCGTCACGGTGGCCGTGACCGTGCCCGTCACTGTCACGTCGTTGTTCGCGCCCAGGTTGACCGTTACGCCGTCCGTCGCGTCACCAATCATCCGCGCCCACGCGGAGCCGGTCCAGACGTAGCCGAGCCCGCCCTGGAGCCCAAACGTCTGCCCACCCGCCACGCCGCCGTCGTCAGTGTCCGTCGTGCCGCCCGAGCAGCCGGAGTCGCAGATGACGTTCAGCGCACCAGCCCCGTCACTCACCGTGAGCGGTCCGCTGCTGTCTACGATGACGTTCAAGGCCCCAGAGCCGTCCGTGACGGTCACCGCGTTGGTAATCGTCGTGACCGCTGTGATCGTCCCTGAATCCACGATCACGTTCAGCGACCCCGCGCCGTCCGTCACCGTGACCGGATTCGTGATCGTGGTGACCGCCGTCAGCGTGCCGGAGTCCACAATCGTATTGAGCGCCCCGGCGCCATCCGTTACCGTGACCGTGCCCGTCACCGCGATCCCGTCCGCGATGTCACTCAGCGTCGTCAGGGCCGTCGACAACTGTGACGCCGTCGCGAGGTCGGCGCTGTTGCTCTGGACTTGGACGGCCTGTTGCGCGAACGCCGGAGACGACTGGAGGCACACCACGGCCACCATCACTCGCGCGATTACCTTGACCATGCGACTACTCCTGGCGGTACGTGACGCCAACACGAATCGTGCCGGTTGAACCGCTCGTGATCTTGAAGTTAATGGGCCGGTTGACCGCACCCTTGAAGACGAATCCCGGCGGCGACACCGCCAGCGCCGTATTCATGCCGCCATTCGCCCACATCGTCAGCGGCCACAACAGCGTGGAGCCCTTGAAGAACCCACACTGAATCGGACCAGCCTCCGACGACGTCACCGTATACGCAGAGACATACGGCACCGTCGCGGCCGACGAGATGATCGTGGTATCGGTGCTGTTCCCAACCGTGCTGTTCGCAATCGTCGCGAACACCGTGGGCACCGTCGGCACACTTCGCACGACAAGCCCGTAGTCGGTCGAAGCCGGCGCCGCCGCGAGCACGCGCGCAATCTCGTTCGTGCTCTCCGCGCCGGAGATGACTTGCAGTTCTTGGTGGCGGACGGTCGAGTTCCAGTTCTGCGTGACCGTCGCCAACCGCATCGTGATCGTGGATGCGGCTGGTTGGCTTAGGCCAATGTCACTTCCTGTCGCCATTGGCGCTCTCCTTCCGCTTCCGCTGGATCCACTCCCACGCGATTTGCGAGGCGCCGAATCCGCCACCCAGGATCACGGACGTTTGCCACGCCGGATACCCGGACACGATGACTGCCGGATCCGCCTCCGTCGAAGGCGGCCCGGCCGTCTGCCAGTAGTTGCTGTGGAACGCTGCGCCAGGCATCAGGCCATCACCTCAACTTGCAGCGTCACCGCCGCATCGCCGGTAATCGCCACCGCCGGCCGCACCCGCAGCCGATCCCCGCTCGTCCCGACAAACCGCAACACGTACTGAGCCGACTGGTTGACGGTGGCGAAGATGTGGACCCGCCCGAGTGCGCCGCCACAGGTGCTCAGGGCCGTGGAGCCGAGACCAGAGGACAAGCACTGCTCCACCCAGTACTGAGAACTAGTCGAGCAGCCGATGACGATTCTGGCTTCGTGGAGGACTGGGCCGCGATTCGCCTCGCCGCCCAAGTTGAGGATTTCCGCAAGAAGGACGGCGGTAGACGGGTTGGTCGCCGCCGCCTGCGTAGACGTGCGCGGGGGATTCCCCGGAGCATAGAACGACATGGCCGGTTACTCCGACCGCGACGAATCAACGAATCGGCGGTAGCCGCTCAGCACCCACGTGACATTGGTCATTGCCGCCATCGATCCGGCGTCCGAGTAGTGCAGGCGCACCGTGGACCCACTCAGGATCCGCACGCCTTCCTTCTCGCCAGCCGACGGGGGAATCACATTGAGCGTGTGCGCGCCAGCCGTGGTGGAGGTGAACGTGACCGACGATACGACCGTCGAGTCATCCGTCACCCACATGGCGCCCTGGCTCGAGCCCGTCGATCCGCGATACGCGCAGAACTCCGTGGCGTACCAGTCTTCACCGGGCGGCACAATCGTTGCCGCCGACACGGTCGAGACGCCCGTGGACGTCGCCGCAAATCCGAGACTAATAAGAGTGGCCTTGGCGCCGTAGGCAGGGCCAGAGAAGCGCGTACGTCCCATCGATCAATCCTCCGCGTGTCATGTCGTCGCTCGCAGTGGCACGCGAACCACCAGCCCGAAGGCCACGAGCGACAAGGTAGCGGCGCGCGGTTTGAGGCCGAATCTCCGCGCGCCGCACCGCACCAGGGACTTATGCGCCCTGCGTGCCCCAGGCGTTCTGCGCGATGTCCGCGTAGAACGAATAGCGGAACCGAATCGGGTAGAGCCGCGATGACGTGCGCGGATCCGTCCGGGGCGACTCCTGCGTGATCGGCACGCGCTCGTACGCCTTGATGCCGTGCATGTCCTTGTTCGCGGACAGCAGGAACCAGGCGTTCGTGTCGGTCAAGAGCGGGTTGACGACAATCGAGATGTCGCGCCGCGACTTGATCGAGTTGCGGTCGTTGTCCGCCGACAGCGGGAGACCGTTGCTGTTGACGATCCGATCCGCCAGCATTTCAAGCTGGGGCGGAACGTACAGGACCAAGTTCTGCGCCGACAGCGCCAACTGGCCGCTATCGTGCTTGGTCTCGGTCGCCAGGTCGATGATGGCTGCGTTCAGCGAGTCCCACGACAGATTGACGTCCGTCGAGGGCTTGTTGCGGAACGTGCCACCACGCACCAGCGGGTGAGCCGTCGAGAAGATGGCCTGTCCGTCGGCCGTGGTCTCCGTCGAGAACCCGTTGTTGAACAGGTTGACTGCGCGCTTCTCCAGCACGTAGCCCGCCGAGAACGCGAGCCACGTCGCGTACTTCTTCAACTGGTCGTAGCGATCGTCTTCCAGCGCGGTCTGGGTGACCTCGAAGGCCATGCCAAACTCCGTGTGGGTGACGCGCTTTTCGTGACCGGGCATCAGGATGTCGGTGGGGTAGGCCGCGCCTTCCGCCTTCTCCGTGATGTCGCCAAAGCCGACGATGTTCATGCTGATCTCGGTCTGCCGATCCGAGGTCTGCACCTTCGTCACTTTGCGCCAGATGTCGGGCAGCTCCTTGAGCTGCTTGCCCAACATCACCCCGATCATCCGATCGGTGTTGTCGTGAAGCTGTGGAAGCGATCCGCGTGTCTGTGCCATGATTCGTCTCCCTTAGAAGCCGAACCGCGGGGACGTCGCGGTGCTCAGAAAGCGGAAGGTGACAAAGCCGTTGGTCGTACCGATGTCCGTTTGCAGACCAGTGATCACGACCTGCGCCGACGTGGCGTTCTGGTCGATGTAGTGGATGCCGAGCGTGGAGTCATACGCGAACGCGCGACGTGCGCCGACGAGCGTGGAGGCGATGACTTCCTTCACCGCGCCGACAAATTCGACGCCGGGATTCGCTTCGTAGACAGGGAGGACGGTGTCTTGCACCGAAGAAGCCGGTGCGCCAGCGATGCCCACAATCGCCGAAGAGTTCGTGGACATGATGCGGACGCGGTGGCTGTTGGTCGTCGCGGCCTGTTCCAACACGTTGCCAGCACGGAAGGTGGACGCAGCCACCTCCAGTGCCCCGTAAATCGGGGTCTGGCCGAACGCTGATCGGAATGGCCGTGGACCGTGTCCTGAGGACAGGTCAACAGTTGCCATAGCGAGGCTCACAATCTGCAACGCCCTAGACGGACGTCACACGGAGTGACTGTGGGCTCAGAAGGAGGCGACTCGCTGCGTCTGAGAACCCTGACGCGCAACGAGCGACAGCGACGGTCGGCGTGAGTGCCGTCCTGGTGCGCGCCGATCGCTCACCGCAGCCAGGACCAAGGGACGCGACGGGACGGGTAGGACTACGTGGCGCCCGTCACATCGTGCGCGCCACGCAGGTCAAGCTTACGCCTTGACAGGTGTCTGTGTCAAGTGAGCGGTCCACCCCAAAGAATAAACTCTCGCCGCGCGAGGACAGTCACGCTCACCCGAAGGCGGTTGTTCGGCCCGTCCGGCCAGTCATACCAGAACAGGCTGACAGGCCCGGCCTTGATGCCCCACCGGCCAGCCATGACGGTCCACCAGCGATAACGAGCCACCTACGCCCCTCCGGTGACCCTATCGGAGCCGGTGACGTGGATGTTGCCGTGGGTGAAGTCTCCAGCTTCCGGCCCGAGCTGGGCGCCGGCTGCACTCGCCACGGCTTCCTTGACGGCCTTCGCGGAGCCGATGCCCTTGGAGTTGACCGCAGACTTGGCCGCCGTGATGCGCGCCCTCGTCTCCTTCGGCTGCTTGTAGAGCCGTCCCTGAGACGCCCCCTGCGGTCCCCGGCAGAGCGCCCCCGTGGCATCGACCTGCCAGCCGATGGCCGTCGGGTCCACTCCTTCAGCTAAGTCCTCTATTCGCACAGGGATCCAGCCAAATTCATGCACCATCCGATAGTGCGCGTTGTGGTCCGCCAGCGCGTTGGCTTCGTAGGTCGCCCACTTCCCCGGTTCGCGGAGTGGCACGGCCATCTGTCGCGCACCGAACGGCTCGCCGGCCAGACGGCGGGCGATGACGGCTTCCACGTCGAACGTCTCTTCTCTCGGGGCCACGGTAATCTTCGGCGGTCGGCCGGGTCCACGCTTTTCGGTCTGTTCCTCGTCCATTACATCCCCTTCGGTGTGTTTTTGGCGGCTTTGAGGTATTCGGCGTCCGACATGCCCGATTCCCTCGCATACCGACGTTCCATTGCAGAGAGCACCGCTGGCTCGCCAGAGCCCCCGGAGTGTTCGGTGAAGACTGGCGCCCCCAGTGGGGCGGGAGCCGCCACAGGAGCCGCCGCCGGGGCGCTCTGCGCCTTCTGCCAGCGTGTCAGGTTGTACGCCCGCTCCCAGATGAACATGGCGGATTCCTTGTTCGCCAGCGCCGCCATGCCACCAGGTTGGTTCCCCACCTTGTTCCACAGTTCCCGCATGATTTCCGGGTCGGCCTTCTCCTTGGTCACTGGGTCTTGCCACGCCTTCAGGTCGGCAAAGACGGCCTGGGCTTTGCTGATTTCGGCCTGCTGGTGGATGGGCGCGACGTGCGCCGCCGCCATCTTCTGCGCCGCCTTCAGCACGCGGGCCTGATGCCGGCCGGCTCGCTCCAGGTCCAGCGCCCCGTCTTTGTAGAAGTCCAGATCCCGCGCCACTTCCTCCAGTTCGGCGGTCTCTTCGGCTGACGGGCCTTGCGGGGCGGGCTGCTGTTGCGGCTGCGGCGCCTGCAACATCGTCTTGGCGGCTTCGACAAAGGGCCGCGAGGCGTCCAGATCCGCCCGCACTTGGGCGAGCTGCTGCTCCAGCTCCGTGGCCCGCCGCGCGCCTTCCTTATACTTCTTGGCTTCGTCCCTGGCCTTGGTCACCGCCGCCAGTGGCACCATCGGGCCTTCGGGAATCTCGATGGCCGACGCCTCTAGGGCCGCAAACTCAGCCTCTTCAACGGCTTCCGGGTCGGCTATCGGGGCGACAGGTTCTGGCGCTGGCGCCTCTGGTGGCGCTTCTGGTGCTTCTACTTCGTCACTCATTCGGCCTCCAACACGGCAACAATCTGGTCTTCATTCATCAGCAGGTACCGCGCGCCGTCCACGTCCATGACCGTGCCAGCCGTATAGGGAAACGCGACGTGGTCGCCAACCTTGACCTCTGACATGTTCTCGTAACGCGCCAAGATGCCAAGCACGGACGCCCGAACGGCCTTCAGTTCAGCGCACGGAGACGCCATACGGTCAAGTAACTGCACCACCATCTGAAGAGATTCCCTGCGAACCTTGTGCGCTGACGCTGGCCCGCTGCCAATCATTACCACGCGCCCGCTCATCTCGTACTCGAAGTGGCTGTCAGGGATGGCGAGCCCGCTGGCGGTTTCCTTCGCCTGTACGTCTGGCTGAATCAGCACCCGACCGGCCAGTGGACGGATCACAGCGACCCCCGCCTGCTCTGATTGACTGGCATCATCCGTGCGACTTGCAGATGCGTGACGCGCGCCTCGACGCCACGGAAGAAACCTTCAATCTCCCGCCGTGACTTGATGATGACTTGCAGGTTCTGCATGTTCGGCTGCTCCCCGTTCGGGGCCGACATCATGCGCTCCAACTCCTGCACGTAGCGCACGCCCGCAGGGCCAAACTCTTCCTGCGCCATCGCCTTGATCCGGGTCCACCCCGGATGCTGCGTGACTTCTTCCAGTTCCCTTAGTTCATCAGGATCGGTCATGCTATTTTCGCCGTCATGTCGCCAAGAGCCTTGATCATTTGCCCCTGATACCCACATGAGGGACACTCCCACACACGCTGCAAGATGAACCACTTGCGGTGGAGCACGGCACTCGCCGCGATCTTCGCGTCATCCTCCGTGTCATAGCCAAGCACTGACACCGTTGCCGCCCAGTGCAACTTGCCCATCGGGTACTCTTCGTCGCTGTCGTGCCCGATAAATTCCCAGTGGTAATGCCGTTCCACTGCCGGCCTCGTGTCATCCATCAAGCCTCCATTCGTGATCGGTCACGGCGTACACCAAGTGGGATGAATAATGAGATTCAGCACCAACCCTGTCACCGCAACGAGAAAACCAAACATGAAAGACCAACCGTGTGTCACTCGGCCTCCCTCACTGCACCATGCCTCCCGGTGCTTGCGGTCCCGGCGGCGCCGCGCCAGCCTCCGGCGACGGCATCGGACCACCGCCGCCTTGCGGCATGCCCTGCCCGCCTTGTCCGCCCGCCATCGCCATCAGAATCTGCATCTTCGGGTCTTGCATCATCTCTTGCTGCTGGATCCGCTGCTGGATCATGCCCTGCGCATCAGAGCCCAGAAACACCTGCTTATCCGGCCACCGATAGACGCGCAACAACTGCTCCAGAATCGACTTGGCCGCTTGCGGGCTCGACAGCAACATCCCGATCATGGGATTGACTTTCGACAGGTTCGCTAGCGCGACGAGCAACTGATTGGTGTACCCCATCTGTGCGTTGAGGTCAGCCGACTCAATCGACCCCTTCGGCTTGAACCAGAACTGCCCTTCGATCATGTCCGGGGTAATCCGCCCGTCCACGATCCCCGACACGTCCACCCCGCGCGCCTCCAAGCCGATAATCAACCCCTGCCCAGCCGGCTTACCGTTCTGCTCACGCAACTGCCGCAGGTAGATATTGTGCCGCGCCTGTCCGAGTTCTTCCATCGGCTCTTTGAGCCGCTTGACAATCAGGTCCATGCGGACTTCGGCGTACCCCGCACGGATCCGCACTTCGCCTAACGTCGCGTCCTTGCCGGTCTCTTGCCCGAGAGACGTATCGTTCTGGCCGACGATGCGGTCGGCGTCCATGCGGACATCTGACTTCCACTGGTTGATACTCTGCGGCACGTCGGAGACTTGCATCTGCTCGACTTCGCGCATGTCCCGCACCGTAATGACCTGACGCGGCCCCCACGGCTGTTCGTGCTCGTCCCAGAGCGCCCCGACGAGCTTCTTGGTCGGCGCCGACACCGCGAGCCCGGCCTTGTCCGCGCGCATGTTCCTGACGGCCGTGTCTTCCTCGATGACGGTAATCAGTTTGTGCCCCACCAGCGAGTAGCCGTCGGTCGATCCCGGCTTCGGGAATGGCACGAACTTGAAGTAGCGCGTGACCCGGTCATCCTTGTGCAACCGGAGCAGAATCCGCTTGTCGCGGTGAATCGTCGCCCGATACCACCGTTCGCCCTTGCCGTCCAGATCCGCCAAGAACTGCACGGTATACAGCTCTTTCTGACTGGTCGGGCCTTCCTGGGTTGCGTTGTTCACGGATTGAACAGGCAATTCCTGGGCGTTATTGTCCCGCTCGTTCTCGTCTCCGAGGTCTTCGACCGCCTGCGTGTCGTAGATGCCCTTTTTCGCAAAGGCTTTGAGTTCAGGGACGCGGCGCCAGAACCGCTTGGCGTAGCCCCAGATTTGCGAACGGTTCTTCGCGTGCGCCGGCAGCGTGTGGAAGTCCAGATACGCCGGGACATCGTATTCCGGCCCCTTCCGAACGTGCTGCATTTCGTCGTACTGGACGGTAATACTGTTCGGATCGTCGGTGGACGCCTCCACGTAGTCGCCCGTCTCGGGATCGCGCTCCGGCAATGGCTGTTGCTTCTCGTCCAGCATCTGCCCGCCCGTCAGAGGGTCCGTCGCCCACTTGACGCGCTTCTCAATCTGTTCGCGCCGCATCTCCGTGGCTTCGCTAATCTCCAGAATGCCGCACGGTTCCACGAGCGCGCGGAGCATGACCGCATCCAGCGCCGTTTGCAGCCGTTCCTCTTCAAGTGCCCGCTGGTGGAACTCTTCGACAAACGGTGCTTTCTTCGCGGAGTCGCCCCAGCCTTCGACCGTCCACACGGGCTCGGTAAAGATGGTCTGCATCAACCTGGCGTGGACCGCGTCCACGTACTCGGAGGCCATCGGAGACGTCAGATCCGCCGCATCCGGCCACGGGGCGTTACCCGTGCGCGTCCGGCCTTGTTCGTACAGCGTCCACCAGTAGCGGATCTCAGACTCCAACCCTCCGCGTGACTCAATCGCCACGTCCAACTCAGAACTGAGCCACCGCGCCAAGTCTTCGTACGTGCGTACGTCGGCGTGAGTGCCCTTCAGTTCAGATTCTTTGAGGTCGTACGCAGTCGATTTGGTCTTAGCCAACGAACAGTCCTACTCTTCGGCCTCGTCACATTCGCAGTACTCGTACCCACAGTCGTCACACTCAAAACTGCTGTCATATAGGCCACAGCATCCAGATGAAACTATCCGCTCAGTGTCGCCTGGGTTCTTCGACAGAAACGCTTCAACGGCGGTCGTGTTGTAGACCATCGCGTAGCCGTACTCCGCCGCCGACACCACGCGCGCGTGAGGGATCCAGTTCACTGGCGGTATCACCGCGACAGGCGCCGCCACCTTCGGCAACGGCACGACCGCCGCGAACGGCGCCGCACCCAGTAACTTCAGGAAGCCGCGTCTTAGCACTTCCCGCCCTTCTTGCCGCCCTTCGGATACTTGCCGCCAATCTTCACGCCGCCCTTCGCGAGCTGCGGGATGCTGCCTGATGTCATCGCCATCTCTTCCTCCGGTTCTAGTACCAATGTCACGCGCTGCTGCGGACGATGCACTTCCACGCCCAGAAACCGCGCCGGTTCCACGCCGATCAACTCGGCAAACTGACTGATCGACAAGTGCTCACGGACAACTGGCATCACGCAAACACCGCACGGCGCCGAGACGGGCACGCATGTGGTAGATGCCGGCTCAGGACGTACTGCCGATAGGGCCACCATTCATGCCCACAGGCGAAACACCGAAGCCGCCAAAACACCGGAAAGACACTCACGCGCCAACCGTCTCCGGTATCTGCGCCGGCAACGGTGCCCCCAACGGCTGCATCGGCGTCGGCGTGACCAGTGTTTGCCGCCACATCATCGCCTCCGCTAAGCTCCCGACCGTAAACGGCACGCCAGACCGCTTACTGAGCCAGCTTGACAGGCTCAAGTGGGCATGCGCCGTCCCGCCGAACTGCGTATACACGCTCAGGCTCGGCACGCCCATGCGTAACGCCACCTGTGCGATGCCGCCATACGTCCCCAGAAAGGCTTGCGCGCGGCCAATCAGCGCCAACTGCACGCCAAGGTTGATGGTCGGCTCTAATTTGGGTAGCGTGTGAATATTCGCGCCCGTCAATTTCATATCGACGTGCTCATCCCCGTCATGCCCCGAGTCTAAGAGCACAATCGGCACTTGCGCGGCCACTTTCTGCACCACATCGGCCACAAACGCGCTCGTTTCCGGGTGTGGATGCGGCCACGTCGCCCGGCCATAGAACTTGCACGCCACAAACTGACTCGGCAGCCCGTCAATCGTGATCGGTGGGGGCGGTTTGTGGATCGGCGCGTAGTCCGTTAGGGCTAAGAGCCCACGGAGCCCCATGTGTTCCTCCCAGAACGGTTCCAGCGCCCAGTACATCCACGACGGATGCACGACGTGATACCGCTTGCCAGTCCCAGCGGCTTCCGCAGCCGTCCGCAGCACGTCCCGATCCCACGGCGTGACGCGTGTCTGCTTCTGGAGCTTGGTTTCGGACCAGTCCTTGAGGTTCTGGATCCGTACTTCGGCCACTGTCCGCAGGTTGTACAGGTCTATGGCTCTGACGGGGCGCCAGTCTTCGAGCTTCGGTTCGCCTTCCTTGGGGATGGTCGCCCACTGGCCGTATAGGACACTACCGCCGCCGCGTGAGACCACGACCGCCCGCTGCCAGAAATCCGGGACATGTGCCGACAAGGCACGCAGAAAGGGAATCCAGTACAGCCCCTCGAAACCGACCTCACTCCTCCAGGGTCCCACCAAAATCGGCTTTGAGTCGAGCGAGAGCTTGCGAGCGAGCGCACGAACGGCGTAGCGGCGCAGGGCTGGACTCATGCGGCCCACTGCCTCGGTTTCGCCAAGAGTGCCCCCTTTTTCGCACGCTGGATCACGTCCTCGGCCCGTTCATGGCCCTTCGCAAAGCCAATCGCCTCGCGCAGATACCAACACAGGGCGTAGGTGTCGCCGTCCGCATGCGTAATCCAGATTTCAGGCTCCTCGGCGGTCCCGTCGATCACGGCGCGGCCGTCCCAGCCCACCGCGCGCACATACCAGTCGGCCAATGTCTCGTCTAGCAGGGGCGTCATACCGACCTCGCCGCGTCCGCAAGGGCTTGCGTGTCTACCGTGGGCGCGATGTTGCCACCAGTATTCGCCCACGCGGCTCGCGTGGCGGCCCTGTTGAGTTCCGCTGCCACGTCCACCCGGTGTGCATAGAGAATCTGCGTGGCCGTGTACATCGCACGCGCGGGTAACGGGATCGCGTCCCACCCGACCGGATCATGTGGCGTAGGCCCGAGAGCCCGCCGAGCCCGAGACTGCGCCCGCCGCGAAGCCCAGCCCATTACCAGCCTCCCCTCCCGCCGATCCGCACCCGTCGATCCGCTGGATCCCGATCCTTCCGCATCAGCTTTACCTCTCGCACCAATCGCGCCTCCACTTCTGCCAGCGTCTCCCCCGTCGGCCCCACCGCTCGCATCGTCCCCGCCACCGCCGCATGCGCCACACGTTGCGCCATCGCCGCCACCCGCTTATCCGCCGCGTACATCTCCTGCGCCATCGGCTTGCGAATCTTCTCCCCCAGCACCACGTACTCGCCCGCGTTCATCAAGTCGTCAAACCGCGTGCCCTTGCGCGGCTTCCGCACGTTCGGATGCGCGTCACTCGCCGCGTGGTCATCCCAGATGTAGCCAAACTCAAAGGCGGCTTGTAACAGGTTGGTCGGCGTCTCCACGATGGACGCCCCGTCCTTGCTGATCTCCAGCGTCCGAGGGTTCATCACAAAAGCTGGTGAGCCGTCACGGGCGGTCCGCTCCATGTGGCCGGCAATCACTTGGATCGCCCCATACCGGACGCTGGCGTCGTTGCTGTCAGGCTCCCATCGCGCCGGTACCCCAAGGTCGTGGAGCAGCTTGATCGCGGTCTCCTTGCGCCCTTGGTTGCCTGTCGCACCCGTCGGATCCGCCCAGCAGTAGACGTCCGTCACCTTCGGGAACCAGCGCCGCCGGATGTCCAGTACCCGTGGCGCGAAGCTCTCCAGATACAGTTCCTTGCCCTTCACCCCACCGAGCACCCGCAAGGCGCCTAAGTGGGTGATGTACTGCCACCAGACGACAGCCGGCTTTTCCTGCCCGAAGTCCCAGCCCTCGAGCAGAGGGTAATACGGGTCCAGGTCCAGCCGTGGGTCTAGGTGGACGGTGCGATCGAACGACCCGGCATAGACGGGCTTGCCCATCAGGGTGACACCGCGCCGCCCCTCGATCACGGCCGGCCGTAACACGTGACCGGGGGGATAGTCCTTCTCGTACCCCATCATCACGTCAGGACCAAGGTTCTGGGCGTTGCTGTAGAGGTCGGCTCGAATGTGCGCGTGGTCGTCTCGCGTGCAGAAGTCTCCGATGGCGTCAACCGGGAACTCTTCCGTAATCCAGTGATCCATGTCCACCGCGTTGTGGACCAGCACGACCTTGAGCGGGTAGCGATACGGCTCACCTAAGGGCGTGCGGCTCTGGGATAGCCGTTCCTTCAGCCCTTGGTAGTTGACCCGTGGGACTTCCTGCGCCTCTTCGATGATGACAACCGCGATGGTCTTGCCCTTGTACTTGCCGTGGACCGCATCGGCCGTCATCGCTTCGCCCACCTTCAGACTGGACAGGTAGACACGCGAGCCGGTGAACACCCCGCCAATGTGCTTGCCGTTCGGGAAATCGTAGGCTTGCTCTGAAGGATTCCAGATGGCCCGAAGGCTCTCGGGGAAGAAGACGTCGATCTTGCCCCAGACGTCCCGGAGCTGAATCAGACCATCGTCCTTATACCGGCAGTAGAAGACCTGGATGCCCGGATACTTGAATGCCAGCTTGCGGATCCAGAAGCCCACGCCCCAGGACTTCGCCGACCGTGGCGAGCCTTCGACGTCCCAGCACCGCTCCAGGCACTCGTCGATCTGGAGGATCTGGACCTGTGGCCCGGTCATGGGCGGGAGGTCGATCGACAGTTCAGCAGCACTCATTGGTTCGCACAGAGCGCAGCGGCTTCTAGTAGCGTCACGCGGGCCTCTAGCAACTGGAGGAGCCGCGCCAGGAGCACCGCGATCGCTTCGGCATATCCATCGCTCACTTCCGCCGCTCCTGCTCGGTCCCCGTCGTCATACCCGGAGTGCCTCAGCCCCAGACATGCCTAGGTAAGCCCTGCCGTGCGGTGACGATGTGTCATTTTCATTAAGGAAAAGCGCGGCCGCGCTAGTTCGTGGACCGCTCAAACCCAGACCACGGGCCATTCAGGCGCGGCTGTCCGCCGCCGTCATCGTGGCACTCATTCGGGTAATGCACCCGCATCCGGGCATCAATGGTGCCGGGGTCGGTGCCCGGGAACGCCCATTCGTAGACCGCGCGGCGATTGTGCGGGCCGCTCAGCGTATCCACCTGCACCTCGAGCATCGCGAAGCCGTCACGGTTGCGTAGCACCTCGATCTGGTATCGCTTGAGGTATTTGCCCGCCTCATCCTTCAGCACATCGAAGGTGAAGTGGAAGACGCCCTTGCGCGCCTCAGTCACCCCAAACGAAGAAAAGGCGAACTCTGGGCAGAAGGCGGCAGGAGCCACAGGAGCAGCAGGAACCGCTACAACAGGCGCCACAGCCACGACAGGCGCCGGCACGGGGGTAGGGGTAGGCAGCGCCTCGGAACCGCTACAGGCGCCACACAGGGCCGCCAGCACCGCAATGTAGAGCTTACTCATGCGTCCTCTGAGCACCGCCATCACGACGATGGCTGCAAGTATCGCGATGCCAAGCACTTCGCGTCTACCTGGCACAGCCAGCACACCGCATCGCCAGCCCGTACCCCGCTGCGCCCGCACTCACACGCAACCGTGACTGGCCACATGCGGGTCTCCACGCGGTGGCGAGGTGCCATTTTGTCTAACAATTTCACTAGGTCTTATTCGTCGCGCCTGGCTGCTGATGGATGACAAACGTCACTGACGCAGCCCCGAGCAGCGGCTCGCCGTCCTTGCCTGTCACCTGGAGCGGCAGCACCTTGCCCACTAACCCGAGGAAGGCTTGCGGCGTCTTTTGGCTCTGTTCCTTCAGATACTCAACCCCACCGGCTTTGTCTAACGCCTGCAGAATCATGTCTTTGAGCTGCGCCGGCACCTTGTTCACCGAACCCCTTGGCCGACCAGGCCCGCCTTTGCGTAATCCACTGGTGTTTCGAGCCATGCGATTAGCTCAACGCTAGAATAATCGGAACCGTCAAGGCGTTGACGCCGCCAGTGTCGCGTCTGGTAAGCGCTTGAAGCCATACAGGCCCTGAGGATTGATCGTCCATACTTCTGGGGTGAGGACAGGCTCGCCGGCCGCGTTGTAGCTCACGCCTTGACCGATGACCACGTACCAGCCCTGCTCGTCGGTGGAGCGGTATTCCACGTCCTCGACGAAGCACCCGATCTGGCTGATGCAACCTGAGGCGAATTTGACCTTATCGCCAAGAACGAACCTGGCTTTCGGTGTGATGTCCTGGCCGTACGCGGCGAATCCCACCAGGCCAGCGAGCGAGAGCGCGATGAGGGCCGTCGCGATCTTGTCCGTCACCGCTTCGCCCGCCGTGGTTTGTGGGCGAGCGCGTACTGCTCATGAAGCCAGAGCACGTACATGTCCAAGCCATCGCAGCGAGATTCGAGCGCGTCAAGCCTCTTTTTGAGCGCGCGCAAGTTTCGGAGTGTCAGATCCTGCGGTTTTCGCGTGGGCCGATCCGGCACTCAGCCATTGTAACACATTATCTGAGGTCTGACACGGTTTCAGTGTCTTCTATCTTGCGGTTTCGCTGTCTCTTCAAAAATCTTCAATCACCCTCTCAATAGGTGTTGACACTATCAAATCGCTTTGTTATTCTCCTGTCCGGAGCAGGCAATGACAGACAAAATCGCAGCGGGTGACCGAGTCCGATTTCAAGCCGTGCTATCAAACGGCTCCTTCGCTACTTGGTCTGCCGTGGTTGTCAGAGTGGACGGCGCCGTGGCTCTTGTGCGCCATCCGGCGCGCGCCAGATCATTCCCATTCTCGCCGGTCAAGGCGCCTGGTCTGTATCGGTACCTCGCCGCAAACTTGACGCCAGCCCGCACGCCCCGATAGGCGGCCATCAGGCCTACAGGAGATTCGAGACCATGGCAACCACACAGGAGACAGCAATGACCACAAGCCACCGGATCAAGCTCGAAGGACTCGAACTGCTCAAGGCTATTCAGCGCCGCGAATCAGGCCGGGTTGGCTTTTGGTTCACCACGTTTGGCACGCTTTGCGTGGCGTGGGACGGTCGCAACGGTACGCGGTATTGCGCCTCATGCTGGCAAGGCACCACAACCGTACAGCGCGTTCGCATCTACTAGACGGCAATCAGGCCGACAGGAGAGTAGAGACCATGGCAACCACTCACCGCGTGACCCAGGAAACAGCCCGCCGCGTGCTATCAGTGCTCGCCGCGCATGGTGGGGACATCAACGCCGCGGCCCATGACGTCAACCTCGGGATCGTCTCCCTTGGCGGTTACTACACCGACCGCAAGTCAGAGGCGGCATTGACCGTGCTGCGCCGGCTCCAGCAGCAAGAGCAGGCCGGACACGTCGAAACCGTCAGCCGATGGCGCCAGCAGCTCGCAGCCATCGCAGCCGGCGAAACCGTCAACGCTTAACCCCGTAGAGAGACAGGAGCACAGACCAATGACCTCAATCCACAGCATTCAAACAGGCGACAAGGTCAAGGGACTTTACATGGACGTGCCTTACACGGGCGTCGTGGATAGCCAGCGACCGCACACTATGAACCATCGCATTACCTTGTTTTTCGTGACACTTGACCAGCCGATCACCGTGTTCGGCTTTGAGCGAGACGGCATCAATCTGTGCCTGTCCGATGATGCTGCCGCGCAGATGCACTTCCTTGGTAGCGACCACATCGATTCGACTATCCAGCACGCCTAACCCCGTTAGAGAGACAGGAGACAGACCAAATGACTAAACGCGAAGCAATGGAACTCACCCGCCAAGAAAACGCCATGATGATGCTGGGCATCTCTCGCGCCGATGCGGAAGCCTTGCGCCGTATCTCGATGACCCTGCGCCGCTGGTTCGAGCGCGAATGTGGCATCGATAACGGCTGCATCGAGCGCGACGAGGACACAAATAAGACCTACTGGCTCAACAGCATGTCCGGCCGACGCTACCCGATACCGGACCGCGAAACCGGCGCACGCAAGCGCCTGGATGCCATTATGCGCGCCTATCCTGGCCTGACTGCCTACGTGCAAGGCGACCCGCGCGGATCTTCGCTCTACATCCTGACCGCCGATCAGCTCCAGTCAGAACATGGAATCGACTCCATATACACGCGCGGCGTGTCTGTCGCTTAACCTACTCATTATACAGGAGATACGCCACCATTAAGCTCACTATCGAACTCGCGCGAGCGGCCGGATCGGATGCGGCGAATAGACAAATGCGCGCGGCTGGCCGGACAGCATGGAACGCGGTCGACTATCGGCTGGCAGCTCGCACGATGGCCGACCTGATTCCGTCCATTGTCCCGGAACAGGTAGAGAACCGCGTCACGACAGCAACCTATCCGACGCATGAACGGCTGTTCGCCATGATGCCATTGAAAGGGGAACTATATAGGCCCATGCCGAGACGGTGGCTAAATTCGGCACGATCACGGCCGACAACATTGACGCGGCGCTGAGGTTTCAGGAACAGAGAACCGCCGAACTGGAGAGTAGCTAGATGCCCGAATCTCCCCATTGGAAGCGCGCCGAGCAGTTGATTGCCGACTGCGAGATCGGCCCGAACTGTGCGATTTGCAAGACGCTGCGCGGGCTGCTCGATGAGCGGCTGTCTGTGCGTCAACAGGCTGTGCGCGAAACCATCGAATCGCTGGGTGATAAAGGGTGGTTGGAGCCTGATGATGCCGCCGCCGTGTTGGCGACCCTGACAGTAGGCTTGAATCAGTAATGGCCTGCCACGTTTGCCTGCGATCGGATGTTCAGAAGCAACCACGCAGCGGGAAAAAGCACTTCCCGCATAGGTGCCCGCACGGCGTGTGGTGCGTGACAGGAGACAGGCTCCTTGGGCACCACGCGAACAACGTGCCAGTGGCAGGCAAGAATCACTGCGGGGAATGCGCTGCCATTCACCGCGCGCGGGCGAAGTGACCACAAAGAACCCTCACGCGGTCGCACTCGGCAAACTGGGGGGCGCGGTCCGCTCCCCAGCCAAAACCGCAGCCGTCACTCAGAATAGTCGGATGCCTCGAAGGTACCGCCTTGCCGACAATGGGGGCGTGGAAAAGCGTGTGGATGGCGCGTGGCTCCGCTGGAGCCTAGATGATAGGGACGTGCGGCGGTTTCTCAAACGTCAGTCGGTGCGGGAGCCCTGAGAGCGCCGCGCCTCACCGGTGCATCGGCACGGCCCTTGGCAATCCATTGGGCATGGTCCATTGTCGTAGTCGCTCAGTTTCACGTCGCAGTGCCAGCAGTCGTCACCACGCCATACGTGCAAGCCAAGCCAGCACAGGAGTTGCCTCATTTTAGCGTCTCCAGTAACTTTAGTTCGCCGTACCGCTTCTCCTCCTTCTTACTGGCAAACCGAATCCCGTCCACCTCGGTCGGAATGGCGCCGTACTTGTGCCACTTGGCGTGTCTCACCGCGTGAACAGCCACAAAAGGCCGTAGCCTACAACTGCCAGCACCACAACTAAGCCAGCCGGCGCAGACCACCAGTCATACAACTCGTCAAGTAGTCGCATCACTCCCTCGCCTTCGCTGGTGTATCGCTCATGGCTTAATCCTTTCTCGCGAGCAGGGCCACCGAAAGCTGATCTAGCCTGTCGGCCCACTCTGTCGCCTCAGATCGAGCGATTAAGGGAGGGCTGCTGCACCTCTCGCGCATCTCCGCGATCACTGCTCGCAGGATGGCCGCTGTTTCGTCTGGCTGGGCCGAGATCGCGATCTGCTTCGCCCAGAGCGCCATCGTGTCCTCTAGCTCCTGCCCGCTGAATCCGTGGCCCTGTAGCTTCTGACGGATTACTGTCTCGTCTGGCTGGGCCGGAGGGGCGAAGATCGATGTGCTCCTGTCGGCCTTGCCTATGCCGGCTGTCTCGTCTGGTGATGGGGGTGGGGCCGCGCAGCCGCAGTTCATGTGCCCGCACGCGCATTCGTACATTTCGCCGGGCTTCGGTGTCTTGCTCATGGGGTGCAAGCCTCAGACAGATAAAGACTTCACGCGCGTGGTAGGGACAGCCTTATCCGAAGGCCGCCCCCTACCGCATCGACGGACAAAGCCGGCCCACTACCGGACGTATCCCCTCCAGATGTCCGCCCAGAGCAGCGGCGCAAGGATCAGAATCACGGCGGCGGCAAAGGCGACGATCGCCCCAATGCCACACACCACTAGGACCGATCCCAACACCCGCGCAAGAGTATCGACCATCTAGTGATTCCCTCGCCCACCACCCACTACTTCATCATGTCCGCCGCCTGAGTTGCCGGGGTTACAGCCTTCCGCGCCATTCCCGCCGCCAGCATTGCAGCCACCTGCAATCGGATCGGGCTCGTCGCCTTCAGGTTCCTCAACCGGAGGCACGAACGGAGGCGGTACGAACGTCACACCAGCACTACCTACCGAGAAATCAGCAAACTTTGACCATTCGCCCACCGCCACCGCGAGCCCGCACTTGAGACGCCTGGTTCGATACTTATAGATGCCGTCTTCGGGCAACACTTCTGTTGTATAGGACGGGAACGGCATCACGCCATCGCCAATCTCAAATTGTGAATACCTGGTATACACCACCGGGCCAGTGGTGGATCGCTTCCACACTTCGCCCTCAGCCTTCGAGGTGCCGCGCCCATATCGGGCCACGTAGTCGATCAATCCCCCGTGGCCGTTGGCCTGGGTCACAATCGGGGTATCGCTGGCACACTGGATGCCAACCGAGCCGAGTGGAGCCCGGTCGGACTCACGGGCCGTGGAGATGCGCGGCGAGCCCGTCAGCGGGTTTATAGCGCCTCCAGGCGCTAGGGTAGACGAGGGGCCAGTCGGGTTGGGTGAGTCGCTACAGGCGGCTACCAGGGCCAGGAGTAGAGCAATAGAGAACCGGGCGATCATGTTCGTCATTGTGTCCTTTCAGATTTCCGTGATGGTGATTCCGTACTGCGCTTCCACGTGTTTCTTCTTCCAACGATAGAGCGGGGTCTTAAAGCCTTTTACGTCCTCCACGACCACCAGGTCCAAGATCGGCCGATACCCTGGGACCACGTATCGAAAGTCCGCCCGATAGACGCCAATAGGCTTTGGGCTGTGGGCCTTCCCGGTAGACGTCCACAGCTCAAACTCTGGCTGTAGCTCCAGGCCGATAATCTCGCTAGCCTTCTCCAGCAGCTTCAATTCGCCGTACCGCTTCGCCTCCTTCTTGCTGGCGAACCGAATGCCGTCCACCTCGGTCGGAATGGCGCCGTACTTGTGTCGCTTGGCGTGTCTCACTCCCTCGCCTTCGCCGCCAGCCGGCCGATCCATTCCACAACCGCGCGGAGTTCTTCTCTCTGGCCTTTCTGCTCAAGCGCCTCAACTGCCAGGCAATGTCGGCACCGCCGCCAGGCATGCTCGTCGCCATCAAGCCCATCACACTCAGCCGCAAGCGACTTCAGGAGCGCCACGCCCTTATCCCGCAGCTTTGTCACTACTCCCTCGCCTTCACTGGTGTCCGACTCGCCGCCGCACGGACTTCGGCAATGAACGCGTCTTCGGCGCCTGACCAACCGCCAATCGAGACGCCGAATGGGTTGAGAACCATGATCGCGATGATGTCGCGGTGGACGACACGCGCGTGCCACGGTGAGACGTCGTCTCGCCGCTCGCTGGTCCCGTTTACAGTGATGTCCCACGGCCCAACACTGAACGACCGAAACCCAATCGGGACCCAGCCCTGAGCCATCGCGTAATCGGCCAGCACGCTAAATGCTTCGCTCACTCTCGCCCCTTCGCTGGTGTCCGACTCGCCGCCGCCTGCTCGTCCTGCATCGCCATATCGCGCGCCGCTTTCAGTTCCTTGACGGCAAACTCGTAGAGCTTTAACGCGGCCTCGAGTCGTTCGATGGCTGGCGACATCACGCCACCTCCAGAAATCGGTACTGTTCACCGCGCCACCGTAGATCGACCTTACCGATCGGGCCGTTGCGTTGCTTCGCAATCAGGAGTTCAGTCGGTGGCACTTCAGACACGGCGCCTTCTGGCTGTGGCGGGCGATACAGCAACAAGGCGACGTCGCAATCTTGCTCAAGGCTCCCGCTTTCGCGGAGGTCGGAGAGCTTCGGCCGCTGCTCTGCGCGTTGCTCCACCGCTCGGGACAGTTGGCACAGCGCCAACACAGGCACCTGCAACTCTCGAGCAATCAGCTTCAGCGTCCGCCCAGTTGTTGCCACTTGCTGCTCTCGCGAGTCGGCTTTCTGGTGCTGCATCAACTGGAGATAGTCCACGATGATTAGCCCCAACCCGTGCCGTGCCTTCATACGCCGCGCCTTGCTCCGCAACTGCAACGCACTGAGCGACCCCGACTCGTCAATCCACAACTGCCGCGCCTCGAGCGTGGAGAACGCCGCCCCCACCCGTTGCATTTCGTGCTTTGGTAATTGGCCGGCTTGCAGGAGGTGCCCGTCCACTTGGGCCAGTGATGCCAACAGCCGGAAACCTTGCTCCTGCTCGCTCATCTCGATGCTGAAGAACGCCACAGGCACCGACTGGGCCGCGTGGAGCGCCATCTGCGCGGCGAGCGATGACTTGCCCTGGCTAGGACGGGCCCCCAAGATAATTAGGTTCCCAGGCTGAAGTCCGCGCGTCAGGTTGTCGAGCTGTTCAAAGCCGGTAGACAGCCCCGTCACCGGCCGGCGGGCCGTGGAGATGGCCTCGAGCACCGGATACAGCCGCCGGGTGAGTTCCACCGATGGCGCCAAGTCCCCAGGCACCACAGCCCCAGAAATCTCGAGCAGCCCGCGCTCCGCTTCGTCCACCAGCGATGGCGCATCCTGGTCCGCCGCGTAGGCTGACACCAGCAACCGATCCGCTAGAGAAATCACCGCCCGAAACGACGCCTTTTCGCTGATAATGCGCGCGTAGTACGCGATGTTCGTAGACCGCGGGACACCATCCGCCAGCCCCGACACGTAGCCCACACCGCCCACGGCCTCGAGCGCGTCCGCCTTGCGAAGTTCCTCCATCAGCGTGACGAGGTCGATCGCCTCTCCCCGGCCGTAGAGCGCCAGCATGGCCGTAAAAATCCGCTGGTGGGCGTTGGTGTAGAACACGGCCGGTGAGAGCTTGTCGGCCACGTCATCCAGCGCCTTGCCGAATGACGCAATGACCGCCCCGAGTAGTGACCGCTCGGCCTCTAGGTTGTGGGGCTGCGACTTGTCCGTCATCCCGGCTCCTGCCCGAACTTCAGGTTGCCGTACCGCTGCGCTGTGGCCGCGTACTGGGCCTCCAGCGGGTCAGCCGTGGGGGCCGGCTTGGGAAACCCGCGCGGACGGTCTACCGCCCGCCCCAGCCACGACACGAGGAATTTCGGCATGCCCTTGGCCGTCTTCCGTTGATTGGCGTTGACCCACACCAGCGCGCGCCGGCATTCGGCCTCGATGTCCACGCCTGGGAAGGCCGTGCGCCACTCCGCGATGCGGGCCTCTGTCAGTGCCCACTCGGGCGCCTTGGGGTCGCCAATAACGGGAAAGACCACGACAGCCGGCGACGAGTCGCGAAGCGGCTCGGGGCTATCTTTTATTGACGTAGTCTGAGAAGAGACAAGATAAGAAGAGATAAGAGCATTGCCAAGGCTTGGCTGTTGCGAATGCGTTGGCAATGCCATGGCATTGCCGGGCCTCGGCCATCGCTTGAATGCCGTGTCTGTTTGGCGCTGTCGATAGTCGGCTTGCTTCTTCCGCTCCTTCTCCAGCCGGGCGTGGATCCACCGCCCATCTTCCCGCTGCTTGAAGCATTTGGAGATAGCCGGCCAGAACTTCGACATCTGGTTAGGCGTGGCGCCACACAAGACAGCCAGCGCAGGGACGTCGTCAGGGAGTGACCCGTTGACCCAGCATCGGCACAGCAGCCGGATATACGCACCTGTCTCTGGGAGCGACATCAGGGACTGGCCTTCGTCGCCGATGTAGTCGTTGGGGTAGAACTGAAAGGCCGGGGACTTCACCGCCATCAGCGCAAACCCGTAGCGCAGGAAGGGGAACTAGCGGTACACTTACAACTCGGGGTCGTCATGCCTTCGCAGCTCCTATGCTTCTGCGGGGTCGTGATTCGGGCGGCGCCAAACCGCCCGACCCCAATTTTCGCACCTCGCATATGGTAAGTCAATCACTTACTGCGAGTGCTCGACGGCGCGGTACTCAGAAACTTTGCCGTGAACCGCATCGGGGCGCCAGCGCCACTCGATGGTCATGCCCAGCTCTTTCCGGCAATCGCTCCACGTCCTGCCGCGCACTACGTCTCGAAGTGTTGCCCGGGCGCAGCCTGTCCGGCGAGACAGCGACGACAACGTCTCTCCGTTGGCGTAGCAGCTTCGGATCACGGCAACCAGGTCGGTGTTGAGCTTTGCCTTGTGGTTGTCTGCGCCGTATTTGGGGGCCGGGTGCTTGATCCTCCCCTTATTCGCCGCATCTCGCATGTTGTCTTTTTGCGTGCCCACAAATAAGTGGTGAGGGTTGACGCACTTGGGATTGTCGCAACGGTGGCACACGAACATGCCGGCCTCCGGCCATTCGCCGGTAGCCAACCAGAGCGACAGCGCAGTCGCGCTATAAAACCGCTTCTGGTGCTTAAACCTTCCGTAGCCGACGCCGCTATACGCCCCGTTCCACAGCCAGCACTCGTCTGGCTCGCCCTTAATCGTTCTAGCCCAGAAGGCTTCGTCCAGAGGTAGACCGATGAACATCGGACGCCTTCGCCTTAGTTCGTCAGGGACTATTTTCGCCATCTACTTCTCCGCTGGCCGCATCACGATCACCACACTGGGGAACGGTGCGGAGTTTTTTGAGTTGCCAAACTTCAGCCGGCCTTTGATGTAGCGAATCTCGATGCCTGGGCGTGGCCGGTGCTTCTCGTTGTCCCAGACGTGGGCGTGCCACCACTTGGTATCTGTTCGCGAGGGAACCAGGGCGACGACTGTTGCCCCATCAGAAACCTCTCTAGCCGCGTGCTGGACGAACTCGCGCACTCGGGAATAGGGAGGGTTCATCCAGCAGACAGCAGGCCGCATAGACGACGCCAGCCACGTCCACCGGCATTCCATGGCATCAGTGCGATCGCCGCGCCCCCTGTCTGGGCCGATATAGTTCTCTTTCAGGCAGTTGTCGCGCGTGGCTGCCACGTCAAGGTCAAAGCCAAATTCAGCATCAAGGGCGCAGAAAACATCCAGCGGAGTCGCCCACTCGTCAGACGCCTTGCTGAACAGTGGCGCCAACTTTGACGGCCGCTCCATCGCGCCAACCTCAACGAGCGTCTTCTCGTCATAGCTGAGCCCATCATGGACCCGTGGGGGCAACACGCGCCCGCCCATCGTCCTGCGCGTTTCTTCGATCACAGCGCAATCCTCCACGCCCCATCCATGCCATCGTCGCCAATCACAATCCCGAACCGATGCGCGTCATAGGCTGCATGGTGTTTCTTGCAGGCCATGAAACTGAATCGCCTGTCGTGTCTGTAGACCACCGACATCCCTCGAGTCTTGGACCGCCGCCGTGCGTAGTGATGTGCCCACTCCGATGGCCCTCGGCACTCCCCGATAAACTCTTGCCAGACGCCCAGCGCGCAATGCTGGTCCCTCTCCACACACGCAGCCCGCACAGACTTAATCCGCGCGCTCGCATCCCGCTTCTTCTTGGCATTGATGGTTTTCCTGGTCTTGCCCTTGGGCTGTGGCCGGATCATTCGGGCGCCTTCGGCTTGAACCACGCCCCGGCAGTCCCGCATTTCTCCTTGAGGCCGCGTAGGTAAACAGGCCGTATGTCGTAGGTCGTGCCGCCCCAGACCAGATCGATGCTGACATTGTCCGGGTGATGGCATTCGTGCTCATAGCCCTCAACGAAGTAATGGCAGTCCTTGCACAGATTGGGCGTCATGCCGACCTCAGGAGACGCAGCCGCCGAGACGTGCCACTCTTGCCGCTGTGCCCGTGCCGCGAACACGTCCGAAACCCCCACCGAGCCTCAGCGCCGCACGCGCATTTACGGTTCCGCCGCTGGGCCTTGAGCGCCGCCAGCGTCCGCGCCCATTTCCGTAACTGTTCCCGCGAGGGTTCTTCATCGCCGCCAGCCACCGCGAGCATGGATGACGTGCAGTGAATATGCTCGCTCACGAGCGACTTTTTGGCGTTCGGGCCAGTGAAGTAGGTTGATGGGTAGACAGTCATCTCAGCGCCCTCACTTGCCTTCCCTTAGCTTGCAGATGTGGTCATCGATCGAGTCCAGCAACGTCACCGCTGAATCCAGCGCCTCCACGATCGACTCAAGCCTGGCAGTGATCGCGTCCAGTTGCTCGACGGTCTTCTCCGGAAATGTCAGTTCTCGCGTCTCTTGCATGTCAGTCATCTCAGCGCCCTCAAGGCTTCCGTTTCGACTCGGCACAGGTTTCGACAACTCCGCAACATCTCGATCACTAACTCGCGCGTATCCTTCGCTTCCCGCTTCCGCTGATACTCCGGCGTGACCTCGGACATCACCCGAGCCCGGTTCGTCGCCTTCTCCGTCTGGAGGCACCCCAGGAGCACCTGTGCATACGCCACGTCCGCCTCGCGTATCTCCGCTGCACAGTTCCCCAGGAGTGCCGCCAGCTTGTTGTCCAGTTCCGCCGCACGGTGGGGCGTGATGTCCGTCAGCAATAGCTCCTTCTGGATTGCCGCCACCATGTCGCGGATCGTGGTCATGGCCTAGAACGGGACGCCGTCGTCTGTGGCTTCGCCGCGTGGCTTGGACTTCAAGATCCGCCAGTCAGGAGACTTCTCGCTGCGCTTCTTGTCGTTGCGGAACACGACCACCTTCTGGTCGCCGATCTGCCCGGTCATGTATTCGCCACGGGCGCTCGTCTTGACCCACAGTACGCCCAACTCGTTGGGGTCTTTCTCAAATTCAGGCACTAGAAGGCTCCGGGCGCGGCTGCGCCATTCGACTTGGCCGGCGGCTGTTCGACTTCTGGCCGATACCGCTGGATGGTGGAAATCACCGTGTTCCCCTTGCTGTTCCGCTCCGTCGTGATTTCCACGATGGCCTTGTCTTGGCACAGCTGCGTGACCGCGTTCAGCCCTGATTCGCGCGCATCGGCTGAAATCGGAACCGTCTGTTCCTCGCCGGTATCACTGACGAACGTCACGTCAGCCCAGGAAATCGGCCCCTTGCTCTTGGGCACGACCTTGATGATCCGGGCCGTCCCCTTCGGCAGCACTTCCTTCGGCCCCGGCTTCGACACGCGCACCGTCTTATCGCCAGCCACGTCATCGCCCTTGCCGTCCCGCTCCGGGTCGTCGCCGGTTGGGATTAGGAATGTCTTCATCAGGAAATACTTCTCACCGCCAGTGATGGCTTTATAGAGCCCCTTGTCGTCCTTGTCCGTCCCGGCTCCGCGCCACTGGAACGACATCCGCTCGCCGGAGTCGCCGTCGCAGAACGCGAAGACCATGTCAATCGTGGTGAGATGGCTCCCTTTCTCGCCGATGGCTTCGCGCCGCTCGCCGTAGATGGCCGGAAACAACATCACGTTCCGCAGCGCAAGTTCCCGCCGCACAGCCTCAACGATGTCCGCCTCGGTGACGTAGTCGTAGTTATGGAAGCTGTTGTGGCCGCGCTTCGCGATCCGGTTAATAGCCGCCATCACGGCCGCGAGCTTACTCACCAGTGTTTGCCCACCCTGGGCCTTGGCGACACTCGCCTTCAGGTCGCTTTCTAATGTCTCGTCAGTCGTTGTCAGCATTTCGCCCCCTTCAGTAGCTCGCGCAGACACTCGATCCGTGACCCGTCCCGGCGTAACTGCTGACGCCTGCGCCAAGCACGCCAGCGTGATCGCCACGTGCGAAGTAGGGTCATACCGCCTCCACGGGCACCAAATAGAGCCACTGACACCCCGGCGCCTTGAGGTCGATCAGAATCTCCACCACCATCTCAGCAAAGGCGCCGAGGCGCGCATCGCGCGCCGATGCGGCGGCGGCGTCGGCGGCGGCGGCGGCGGCGGCGGAGGCGTAGGCGGAGGCGGCGGCGGAGGCGGCGGCGCAGGCGGCGGCGCAGGCCTCGCGCGTGCCTTCCGCCCCACATCGTACGGCCGCTGCCTCCAGCGCGTCCGCGTGCGTCGGATTCACCGTAGCCGCCGCCCGGAGCGCAGGCGGCACCACGCGTCGGATCGTGACGTCCACCACACGTCGCACGAACTCTTCTCCGTCTAAGACGCCAGCCGAGCCCAGTTGCGCCAGCGCCAACCGCCGCAAGCCTTTCGCCCGCGCCTGATTCGATGACCACGCGGAATCGTTGATGCGTATTTTCAGACGACGCAGCGCCGGATCCACGCACCCAGGATCGTCACCATGCGGCAATCCCATCGCATAGCACACGGCCGCCTCCACGCACATCTGGCCGGCGAAAGGCCTGCCAACCCCAGACACCAACCCAGCATCGACGGTGTCCCGAACCTTCGTCGCCATCTCGCGCGTGATGTTCATTCGGACACCTCGAAATACGAGTCGATGTACGCCTTGCTGTCCTCTGGCCGACCAGCCGCCGAGAAGTGCCCAGCCTTGAAAATCAGCGCACACTGAATCCGCTCGAAGGTCGCCTCGGATACCACCAGCATCCGGCGCCGGTCTACCCATGACGGCTTGGTCACGATGTGCGCGCCGGCATGTTCCGGCTCTCGCCCGCACACGCCCGGCTCTGGGTTGACCGCCCCGCACTTATCGCCGCCGAGCATCGGAGCCTCGCGAGAATGCCACTTGCCGCCGATGCCGATGTACCGCCGTCGCCAGGTTGTAGAGCGGAAACACCGCGAACCAGATGCCCACACAGAGCCCGAACACCGTGCCAGCCAAGAATGTGTCAGTCATTCGTCACCCCCAAACACCGCGTAGCAGAGCGCCATCATTACCAGCACCACAATAGCAATCGACCAGTAGTCAATAGCCATCGCCGCCCTCACCGTAGTCATCTGGCTTCGGTTCTCGCGCCGCCATCGCCCGGAAGAACACCGAGACGACATAGCCCACCACGACGCTAACCGCGAACAGCAGCGACAGCCACATCATGATTCCCTGTTCCACTCGCCCAGATAGGCGTCAGGCGCAGGCATCGCCACGTACAGCGCCGCTTGCTGGTGCCTCAACTCCAGCTCCACATAGCGCGACAAGGTCTCCAGCTTGTGGACAAACTGCTCCGGCGTGATTGCGCCAGACTCCTGTTGACGGCGCCAGATGTCCATGAGTGCGTCGATGGATGTCATCGGTACCTCCCCTCGAACCACGCCATCTCCCGCTCGTCATCGACATGGTCGTCGAACTGCGCGGCCCGCTGCTGGTCCTCACAGTCAGGACAAATGGTCCCCTCGTCAGGCTCCAGAGGCGTGGAGCAGTGACGGCACACCACAGGCGGCTCCGCGCCGTAGTCGAGTTGTTCGTCAGCATCAGGCTCATAACTACGATTCATCGTCGGCTCCTTTCGGCCACTTGTCGGTGTCCGCGCCACAGAGCGGGCACTCCATTTGCCGCACGCGCGTTTCACACAGCAGGCAATACCGACTCGGCAATTTCGGCTGCTTCCCGTTGCCGGTCATGCGAAGACCCTCGCGAACACCGAGTGCCCACTGCTCAAGCTCGTCCATTTAGCCCTGCCGTTTCTTGACGGTGTCGAGAAACATCCGCATCGCGTGCAACGTAATCTCGCTGGGCACGCAAGCCCGAGACAGCGACTTGTGCAGCACAGACAGGGAGACGCCGACTTGCTCGGCAAGTACCCTGAATGGCAGCTTGTTGTGTACCCGGTACTGGTGGAGTTCGACCACCTCGCGATACAGATGCTTTGACATGACTGCGGGGATAGTAGACACAACCCAGGGCCGTGTCAAGCGAAAAAGGAGAGCCTACCATTGGCTGGCACGCACAGGAACGGAACGGCCGGAACCTTATCACAGAACAGTCGGAACGCCGTGTTCGCTATTTGACGCTCCTTCGGCCTATTTGCCAACGCAAGGCAATCGACATGTTTCTGGCAAGTGTCGATGTTCCATGCCTTTATCGACATATGCAGCAAAGAAAAAGGCCCCAGCAGGGAGCAACCCACCGGGGCCAACTGGAGACAGGATGACGGGATGACTAGGCCCGACGACTCAGTCTAGCATAGTGCGGGCACGACGTAGACACAACCTCCGTCCCCGTGAAAGATAGAGGCTTCCCAGGTCTACGTCGCGCCAACCTTGAGATAGAATAACCGTATGACTAGGTTCTCGATGTATCAGCCGGCCGATCCGCTACCGCAAACGCCGACGTGGGACGACATGATCCGGCTCGCCCGTCACAGCCCGATTGTGCATCAGGTGGTCACGCTCGTTGAACGCGGAGACATCTCCCGCGAGGAAGCGCTTATCAGGCTGGCCCACGCGCAGCACGAACACTTCCGCGCGCTATTCGATACACACTGCGACCTTGTGAACATCACGGCGATGCCGTATCGGTTTGTCCTCATGCCAGACGGGACAGCCAAAGAGCTATAGCGTCCCCTCCACGCGCGGATCCTTCAGCCATTTCAGCATTACAGATACGCCTCGATCCGCGTTGGCCAGATCACGATCCCCCCTTGGACCCGGCATTGTTTCCCGCAGCACCAGCACCAGCAGAGCAGCACGCCACCCGGCTCTGGCGGCGCCGCTGAGTCCAGCGATTTATTGGCATTGCAGTGTGGGCAGTCTGGCAGCTCCATCACCTGACGCCGCCCTCGCGGGCGAGTCGTGCGTAGCCTTCGATGTCCAGCCAATGGTCTTCAAAACTGGCCTGTCCTGACAGGATACGCGAAATCTTGCACGCCATCATGTCTAAGGCTTCACGGTGCACCGGATCCATCGCGGACCAGTACGGCGATTGCCGGTAGAACTCGCGCAAGGCTTGGCCGTTGTGCGCGTTGTCGGCAAACTTGCCGTGAGTCTTGGCTCTGGTGTCGAGCACCTTGTCGGCCATCTCTCGCTCGATCACGACTGCATAGCTATCGCCGCCCATTATGTGGTTCTCCGTTATGGATACAGTTTACGACGTAAGAGCTGGCGGTGAATGGCGCCCACCAAGCCGTCTAGCACGATCGCGGTATGTTCCTCTGGACCGTCATCGTCGCCGGTTTCCAGGTTCGTCTGCCCGACTACTGGAATCGCCATCACGCCCAGCCGTTCCATATACCGGCACACGACGTGAAAACACTCATGCGTGAGCAGCGGATAACTGATGTTGCCTCTGGGAACGTGGATCGACGCGAGGTGCCGGCCCTTGAGCGGGGCATCCCAGAAGCACGCCGCCAACATGTGCCGCCCTCGAGGGCCAACGTGCGCGGCAAAATCGGCCTTGCGTTCGTAGACCGTGACGCCAACGGACAGCCGGATCCGCGCCCGTGGCACGCGCACGGAGAATGACGTGGTCATTCGGACGCCGCTCTCGCGTGGTAAAATGGGCTGTGTTTTGCGAGTGTGGCTGCGGTAGTCCGGCCCCTGTCGCCAAGATAACCAACCGCCGGCTCGGCCACCTTCAGGGACAACCCACCAGATACATACGCGGCCATCGCATGCGCGTTCGCCAACGCGAGCGCCCAAAGCCGTCCAGGCTGCCGTGCGAGTGCGGCTGCGGTCAACTCGCCGGCTTGCGAAAGGGGCGAGCGCAGCGGTTCATCCAGGGCCACAACGGAGCGGCCCAGCTCGCCACGCAGAAGTCTTCTGTTACCAGACTCGCCAACCTCCGCGCTGCCGTCTTCGAGAGCAACGCCAAGAGACTCGGCCAACGTCACACGCCGGAGCGCAGAGAGCGAATCGGCGCAGCCCTGAGAGGCAAGTACGTAGGCGAGCGCAGCAAGAACTGGAAAGGCGGCAGCTCCTATAAGTTGCAAGCCGGTAACAGGCAGCACATGGCCTGGGCTCGCGCCGTCAAACAGCGAGACGGCTATGCCTGCCAGCACTGCGGCCACCACTCCAAGCGCCGCCTGCACGCGCACCACATCAAAACGTGGCGCGACTACCCAGGCCTTCGGTTTGACGTCGCCAACGGGCTCACGCTCTGCAATGGGTGTCATGTGGCTGAGCACGCTAGACTCCGGGCTCTGACTTGCGGCCACGGATCCACTTCAGAAACAGAGCAGCGGTGTCAGGCTCAGGAAAGTACTGGAGCAGCCGGTTGTCGTCATCCGGGAATTGTGGTCTCACAACCATAACCGGGCATACTGAAAATGTCTGGTTCGGGAGCCCGTTTTCGTCGGCGTACCTGTCGTAGGTCTTGTAGGAACCAGTCCTCAGCGCGTAGGAAATCAGCCCCGACATCGGATCTCTGAGGATGTTGATCCCAGAGACGTGCTTGTGGCCTGCCACTAGGACGTGATCCCGCCAGCCGCGAAGCGCAGCCTTCGCTGGCCCGTGGACGGTATTAAATTCCGAGTGACCACGGAAATCGTGGCGGGCGTTGACGCGGATCACCCGCTTGCGCGGCGTCTCCAGGCCAAGCCGCACGCCGTGGGCTTCGTAGTTGACGCGCTGGGCGCGAGCCATCCAGATCGTCGGGTCACCAGCGCCGGACCAGCAATCATGGTTCCCTGCCACTAGCGCCAGCCAGTTCACGGCCCTGATGTACCACCCCACCAACACCCATGCCTCTGCCGCCGACAGCGATTGCTGGCCGTAAAGCCTCGCGAGCCTGCCGATCCAGTTGTTCTGGTTGTCGCCAATTCCAATAGGGAAAATGGCCTGATTCTTCTGGAAAATGGCGACGTGCGCACGAACCAGATCGATGTCCGTCCCGTCATCGTCCAAGTGCGGGTCACCAGGGATAGCCACGCCAAACGGGCCGTCCAGCTTGACCTGCACGTTAATTAGGTGCCGCGCCTCCTTGGCATCCTTCTTCCTAGCGAACTGCTTGGACCGCCGCGCGATTAGTTCGTCGGCCGTAGGAAGCTCATCCGGCAGTGGCTCAACTTCGAATACCGGCTCCGGCTCTTCCGCGAGCACTTGCAGGGCTCGATTGTGGCGGTGCTGGAGCGTGTTGCGCGAGATGCCTTCAGCCTTCGCCGCCGCCATCAGGCTTGGGTACGCGTTGACGAGCGCCACCGTCTCGCGCGCCACCTCTGGGGAGAGAGGGGGATACGCCATTAGGCGGATTCGGCGTTTCGCTCTCGAATCGACTCAAAGAGCAAATGGACGCCGGTCACCAAATGGTCTACCGCTACCTTGAACTTCGCGTCATCGGCGACGTTGCGGTGCAGCCTGCGCTCTAGCCGCTTCAGGCCGACCGTCAACAGATTGACGGCTATCTCTTTATGATGGTCCGGGCTGTCTAAGCCTTCGTCGGAGGTCGATTGGTCCTTGGCTTGCAGATAGGCGTCAAAGACCAGCCGGAGAATGTGGACAACGATAGCCGCCGTGGTCATGGGGGAGCCTCACTAGTGTGTTACGCTTCCGGGTCATATGCGTCGGTGGCTGATTGACATTCCAGCGGTCATTGTGACCGTGTGGCTTCGCCTGTACTGGGCGGCGCTCACGATTTTAACCGCTGGGCTGCTCGTCACTCTGCTTACGGCATCACTGGCTGGGTTTCTAGGTTGGCGCTGGGGCTGGTAGCCTTTCCAGCCTGCGCCGCCGCTGGGGCCGCGAGCCGTCGTAATTCATCCTGTAGTTGAGACGTTAAGCTATTCACGGACGAGACGTTACCGGCCCTGATCGCCTGCGCGAGCTTGCCCATCATCTGCGCCGTCTTGAGTTGCGTCGTCATCCCGGTTGCGCCGATGGAGTCGAGTGCAGGACCGAGCACGTACCCGGCCGCAGCGCCAGGAATACCGGCCGACTGCCCGCCAGCCATCACCGCCGTGAGTCTCGCCATGATTTGCCGACCGACACGCGGGCGCGTGCGCTCCACTTCGGCTGCGGCTTCAAGCACGTCGTTCGCGGACTTATAGAGGCTGTACTTACTATTCGCGGCTGCGGTGGCTGGCTCAAACTTGGCCAACTGGTCACGCAGGACGCCGGTCACGTCAGCCGCGCCGTACTTGTTCCCCATCTTCGCGGTAAAGTCCTGCGTTAATGACGGGTTATACACAGCCTTCGCTGGCCCGTCCCATGCGGCCCTGACACGTCGCAGGGCTTCGTAGTCAGCCACCGGCCCCAATGCCTGGACTTCCGTCATCGCTTGGCGAATCGCGGCAGCGCGCGGCTCACTCGGGGCCGGGACGACGTCATCGCCAGCCTTCAGCCCTTGGCGCCTTACTGTCTTGGCCGTGACGGCGTCCAGCTTGGCTTGCAGGTCGCGAAGAATGGGCTTGGTGTGCCAGACCTTGTTCGTGTTCCTGGCCTGAGAGACCGAATCCAGTTCGTCTTCTGCCGCAGCCAGCGCAGACGCCACTTTCCCGTGCAGCCCTTCGCGGCTCATCGCGGACATCGCCGGATCGGATGCGAGCGCCGGAGCCACCTTGTTCGCCATGTTCCCAAGGCGCGTCTTGTTGGCCCCAACCTTCGGCGCCATCACGTCCACGTACCGTGAGGCCGCGCCCTTCTCTAGGGCGCCTGCCGCAGCATCACGCATCCCAGGCGTCATCACGCGCCGCGCGTTCCTCACACCGGCCGGAATAGCAGACGTTGCCAACAGGCCAGATGCCGCACCTAAGCCGCCTGCCACGTCGCCCGAACCGATTTGCTCACCAGCGCCAGCCGCCGCAGGACCTATCAGCGGTAGAGCGGACGCCACGCCATGCCCAGCCGCCTCCGAATATCGACCCTCCGAGAATGCCTGCTTCGCCTTCCCGAACTGGTCTGCCTGTTGACCAATCACCGCCTGCGCGGTATCAATCGGATGCCGCACCGCGCCATAGAGCCCCTGCGCCATCGCCACAGGATTCAGCGCAGACGCCGCGTTGCTGACAAACCGGCCAGCGGCGCCGCCGCGCGCCTCCGGCAGTTGCTCGGCTTCCGCGATGGCCCCATCGAACCGTGGCGTGAACCAGCGATTGAACCCGGCTTCGTCCATGCCCTTCGGCGCCGCCGCTAACACGCGCTGGCGTATCGCCTCAAACTCGGATTCAGAGAGCGTCCGTGACGGCATCTATTGGCCCTTCGACCGCAGGTAATCCTGATAGCTTCGACTGGTAGCCGACGGAGCGGCACCTTGCGGCGCTGGCTGGGCAGTCGCAGGCTTGTCGGCTGGAAAGCCGCCGCCGTAGTCCGTGAGATAGTCGCCACCGTCGCCGCGCCCGGTGATCTTGTTGATTTTGGCTTCGTAGGAGCGGCGCACGTTGTCGTACTGACTCTTGCCTGAGTTGTACTTCGACCGGATCGTCGCCTTCATGTTGGCGCGGGCCTGAGGTGTCAAGAACGCGACGTTGCTGAAAATGCGCTGCGCGTTGAACCCGAAGTTATTGGCCCAGCTTTGCGCGTACTTCTGGACCGTCGCGTACTCGCCTTCCCTGACCACGCTCTCCGGGTCCATCGCCTTCGCAAAGGCGTAGATAAGCGCCTGATCGTCGGCCGGATTCTTCGTGTTGATGTCCAGGCTGTCAGCGAACGACACGGCTTCCGCTTGCTTCTGGACCGTCTTTACGATGGGTAGGCCGTCGAACGCCCGCATCATGCTATTGACGGCCGTCTGCTGACGTGGCGGCAGTCCGCCGTCATTACTTCCGCCACCCTGCCCGGCACGCGCCGCGACAGGGTCATACGGCATGTCGCCAGCTACCGCCGTGCCACGCTCAATCGGCACCACTTGCCCGTTGCGCTTGACCCACTCCTGCTGGCCGCTCGCCGCCGTTGCCCGCTTCGGCAACTCGCCCTGGACGTTCGCCACTTTCTGGCGGGCCTGCCCCACGGTCATGCCATCCGACAGCACCAGCGCGTCAGCCTCGCCATTCTCAAACTTGGCATCGCCAACCGTCTTGCGGACACCGGCCAGATCCTTCTCCAGCTTGGCCCGCTCGCGCCGTGTCGGTGCGACGTAGGCCGCCTGCTCCACGTCTACCTGAGAGACGCCGTACTGTGGCGCCTGACGGGTCAGCACTTCAAGCTGTGACATCGCCTCTTCGGGCGAGAGTTCAGGGTTGCCGCCCATCGAGCGGACGTGCTCCATGAACTTCTGCTGCATCCCGAGGCGCCGATCTTCGGTCTGCTGCCGCGCCGTCTCTTCCTGGCGCGCGTCCTCGTTGACCATCCGATCGTTGGTCATCACGTCGCGCTGTTGCTGCCAGTCGAATTGCTCGCGCTGGAGCCCCATCTGCTCCTTGCGGAGTAGCCCTTGCTGGTAGCCTTGCAGGAGACCGGCCACGGCGGGCTGGCCGCCCTTCGCCAGCGCAATCGGGATCATCGCCATGAGTCGCGCAACCGCCGCGCCCTTCCCAGGCTGCTTCTGCTCTTTGTTGACGACAATAGGATTGAGCGAGGCCATAGCGTCCTTCAGTCGAAGAGGTCAGCCAGCGCGAGGCCGATGTTGCTCCACATTTGCTGGTTCTGCGCGTTCGCGTACATCTGCTGCTGGTTGTTCGCCGCCGTCATCTGCGCCACAATCTGCGCCAAGTTCTCCGGCTGGCTTGTCCCACCCAGCACCGACATCGCTTGCTGTAACGCTTGCACCGGCAACTGCTGGAGCAACGTCGAGAGCTGCAACTGCTGGCCCTGCGTCCCCCGCTGGAGCCCCAGCGCCGACTGGCCCAACTGCGCGGCTTGATTCAGCCGGTTACTGCGCTCGTTGATGTTCTGCACCGCCAGATCGCGGCTGGCCTGTGTCCGCATCCGGTCATAGTCAACGTCTGTCTGTTTCTGCCTGTCGAGAGTGATCCCACTTGACGGCAAATAGCCAGCGCGAGCCGTGCGCACCAGTTCACGCTGCTGGCTGGTCTTCCGCAAGTCCTCAATCGGTTCCGCACCCTGCGTACGAAGCAACGCTAATTCTTGCGGGCTGTAGCCGTTGCTCCCCGCCAACTCTTGGAATCGGCTCTGGATGAACGACATCAGTTGCGCCTGCGGGTCGTTCGCGCCGGGGTTGGTCAGTTGATTCAACTGGCCCTTGATCAAGTCTTCGAGCTGCTGTGTGGCTGGGTCATCAAACCAGTTCCCGCCCCACGTCTGGCCTGTGCCCGTGCCGCCAGCGCCACCCATGCCACCCGGCATCGTGGTAGACGTGCGCCCGTCTGGCATCCGATAGCCCATGCCAGGCACATCGGTAAAGCTGCCGCCAGCACCTTGAATCTGCCCGCTCTGCTCGCGCGACAGCCCGAGACCCGCACCGCCCCACTCGCTGCCGAGCCCTTCATCGATCCGGTTGAAGTCCCCGGAATTGCGCTTCAAGAAGTCGTTGACCGCATCCGCGCCGTACTTGGCGATCCCAGCCTCATAGGCCGACTGCGCCTGTGCCGGTGTCGTGCTCCGTCCTTCGCCAATCGTAACGCCGGTTCCGGCGAGATACCCGCCCGTGTTGCCAGCCTGCACGAAGGCACGCCCCGGATCCGCCTCGGGGTTGCGTTGGTTGATCACGCCACTTGGGCTGTTGTCAAAGACCGGATTGAAGACGTCGGTATAACTTGGCGTAGACGGCGCCGCGCCGGCCGGCTGCGCCAAGCCTACGGGCTGCGTCGAACTCGTCGGGGACTGCGTCCCGCGCGAGCTGCCGTCGTCCTCTTCGATCCAGTTTCCAGAGCCGTCGAAATAGCCAGCCATCTAACGCCCCCTACTCACGGAAGCGGTACCTTCGGCAGCGTGATGCCTTCTCGCCCATAGTTCGGCAACCCGGCAAACGCCAACTGCACAGCAGCCTCATGCAGCGGGTCCGCTCGCCGCATCCGTGCTTCCGTTATCCGCGCGATCCGGTTCATCTCGTCCATGCCCTGCGCGTTCCCGCCGTTACCACCGCCACCGAGCCCACCCAATGCGCTGAGCGCCAGCGGGGCACCCTTCGCCGCCGCTTCGATCAGGTCTTTCAGGCTCATGCCGCCGCTCGTCAGCGCATTCGCTGCCGCCGGAGCGACGCCGCCGAGCGCCGCCGTGTTAGGAATCCCTGCGCTCGCGCCCTGACTGACCATCGCGGACGTGTTCGGCCCCTGCATCGCAGCCGTGATGGGAATCGACGACGACGCCAGCGCCCCGCCTGTGGCTGCGCCAGAGCCGCCAGCAGCGGGCGCCAGATAGGCACCAGTCGCACCAGCACCACCAGCCGCGCCAGACCCACCAGCCGCACCGCCGGCCCCAGCACTCCCAGCAGCCACCGCTGGCGTCGTGAGCGCACCAAGCATCCCGACCCCTGTCAGCGCACCCGTGCCGATCGTCGCGAGGTTGTTCCAGTTGACTCCGCGATCGAACTCGCCGGCTTCGTTGTTCCATGTGCCACCGTTCTGGAACAGTGACTCTCCGGGCTGCTGGTTCTGTGACGCCCACTGCCGCAGCCGTGGGTCGCTGCTGTTCCTGGCATTCTCTGGCGCCACATAGGACCGCTCGCCGGCCCGATGCCCGCCAATGTCCATGAGATAGACCTGATACGGGCGGCCGCGCTCGTCCCAGCGAACCTCAGAAATCCAATTACTGCCGACGTTGTCAGGCATATCCTTACGCTCCAGGGCTCAACGTGATCGAGGCCGACTCCGTGTGGTGCCGCGCAATCTGTGACGCCAGATCCGACTCCAACAGCGTCAGCCACTCCAGCCGCTTCAACGGCTCAGCCTTCGACCGCCAACGCGGCCACGTGATTAACTCATGCGCCAGCGTGGACCGCTCCGTCCGCACCTTCTTGAGTTCGGCGCGGGCCTGCTCCAACTGCGGCGGCACCACTTCCACTGGCTTGGGCTCATAGCCGTACTTCCAGCCGTGCTTGAGCAGTGGCGACTTCTTCGCCATCATCACGGCGATGCCCATGCCACGCGCGATGCCCAGGATGTGCTCGAAGTTCGGGCGCTGGTCGATGTATTCGGCCTGCGTGGACAGGTGGATGCCGTAGACCGCGATTTCCTTGTAGCCTTCGAGAATCGCCTGCGCCACCATGTAACTCGGGCCGGCCGCCCAGTACGGCGTGTCGCCCCAGTACTTGCCAAACTCCTTCTCGACGTCCTCGACAGGGAACCGCTTCGCGTTCTCCGGCCAGCCGTCAGGCGGCTCATTCTGGAGATAGACGCCAATCGTCTTGGCCTGATGCTGCAACCACTCCAAGTGCCCTTCGGGCCGCACATAGAAGCCTTTGGGTATTTCGTGCGCGTAGACCTCGCGCTTGTGGATGGGACGGAAGAACATCATGTTGATCGGATGGAGTTCGTACCACCGCGTGACCCGCTGAAAGCCGTTGCCGTTCGCGTCCCGACACATATAGGCGTCGTTCAGGCTCCAGATGTCCAGGGTCGGATCGGACCACGGCGTATCGACCCAACTCGGCGCCGTCCCCACAATCGCTACACGTTTGCTCATCGAATGCCTCTATTCGACCAACAACCAGCACGCCGCGCTTGTGCTTGTGCTTTTGAGATACAGGCGGCTCGCGTCTGCCGCCCGCGTGACTTCAAGTGGTACCACGGTTGCCCCCGGCTGCGACAGGTCCAAGACCTGCAACGCCATGTGTGGTACCTGTCCGAGCCCGTGCGCCACCGTAAACTCCGACGTGCTCGCCCCCGTCGTCATCTCCTGAAAGTAGGTCTGGAGATTGACTGCACGGGTCTGGTGCTCTGGCACCCCGAATCGGATGTTGCCCAAGACATGCGTGAAGCAGTCGTCCAGCGCCCGCCGCGTCGTCGCGTCAGGCACTTGTCGCAACAGCGACTTGATGTAGCCCAAATCAGCCACTA